CGAAAGAGTCAACCCAAATCAGCGCCCTGGCCGCAGACCAAATGACCAGCCAGACGAGGCTGTTCCTGGTGCCGGTTCACCATCTCCAACTTCGCCGCGACTCACCACGGACAATACGGAGAATCCATCCCCGCGCGCAATCTATGAGCCAACCCTTGCTCCACTTTCCCACCCCATGGGAGATGCTGTAAAAGATGTTTCAGTTGTGCAGCGTCGAACCCGCCAACTTGACCGTCTTGAGGCCAGCGTTACCCTCCAAATCGCCTCCTTCTTTAAGAGGCAGCAGCGAGTCGTCATGGAGAAGGCATCTTCAAAGAAGATGAAGGAACGCTGGGATTCTGGTGAAAAGATTTCCGTAGATGACTTCTTTGATATTGAGGTATGGAACGAGCAACTTGAGATGGACGGCAAGACTTGGATATCTGCCGTCTTCCTTGACGGGGCAATTGACGTTTCAAGTGATGGCTTTGACAAACTCGATATGCAAGGCAAGCAGGTCCAGGAACTGATTCAAGACCGAATCAGTAATCTCCTCCTCGTCAATACGACCACTCGAATCAACATGGAAAAGATGTTGAATTCCTACGCTGGAAGACCGCATTCATCGTTTACGAACGAACTTGCCTCATGGATGGCCGAATCATTCACTAAGCGAATCAAGACAATTGTGCGAACAGAGGTCTCTGGTGCTTTTAATGCCGGACTTCTGTGGGCAGCCCGCCAACTTGGGTTTACGCAAAAAACATGGATTCACGCCACAAATGAAGATGGCAGAGCAGAACATCACCATGTTGCCGACACAACGGTTGGGATTGATGATGGCTTTCAGATTGAAGGCAAGTCCGTAATGTTCCCAGGAGACTTTGTCAATGACGGGGCATCAGTCATCAACTGCCGATGCACACTGTCGTTTGCTTAACCTATACGGCAAGTTAAGTTAGTCTTTCCGTTTACGCGTGTGTATAATCGCATGCAGGAGGCCAGATGGACCGCAAAAATGTTCCGGTTTCATCAGTTCGCGGACTGAGCGATGCTGATGGGATTGTCGAGGCAATAGTCTCGGTCACGAATATTGTTGACTCAGTCAACGACGTAATTGAGCCGGGTGCTTACAGGAACACTTTGCGCAAGAGGAATCCAAAAGGCGTTTGGTCGCACGACACCAATATTCCAGTCGCAAAAACACTCAAGGTCGAAGAACTCATGCCTGGAGACGAACGTCTTCCGGAAGATTTGCGCTCACAGGGCGCTGGCGCGCTCATGGTAAAAATGCAGTTCAATTTGAACACAAGCCGTGGGCGAGATGCCTTCCACGACGTGCAGTTTTTTGCTGAAGAGCAAGAATGGTCAATTGGATATTCGGTGCCAGAAGGCAAGTCAACAACTGATGAAAAGACTGGCGTTCGCTTTATCAAACAGTTGGAACTCTACGAGTACTCGCCCGTCATTTTCGGCGCTGCCCCAAACACGCGCACTCTGAGCGTCAAAGATGACCTGGTCGGCATTGAGGAAGATGATGATGACATCGATTGGGATGAGTCAAAAGCCGGAGATTACTCAGACCTAAATTTCAGAATCCCTGATGGTGCAAAGAAGCAAGCAGAAACCGGACTCCGCTGGTCACGCGAATATAATCGCGGCGGAACATCAGTTGGCAAGAACACCGCCAACTATCTGATTAACAACACGACTGCAGCACCGCGTAAAGTTCGCCATATCGCCAAGTATTTCCCTCGCCACGAAGTGGACCTTCGCACGCCGGCAAACAGCAGGCCAGGCGCAGATGGGTATCCAGGTGCTGGCCTCATTGCGTGGAAACTGTGGGGCGGAGACGCTGGTAGGACATGGGCAACAAAACTCGTTGAGGCGATGAATCGCCGAGATGAGGAGAAGTCACTGGACATCAAAGCCGAACCAGGAGATTTGCGTGTTGGCGATTTTGTAAGTTGGAATTCTTCTGGCGGAACTGCTCGCGGAAAAATTACTCGCATCCTGCGTCGTGGACGCATGAATGTTCCTGACAGCAGTTTTACCATCACTGCAACTCCAGAAGACCCCGCAGCAATGATTCGCGTTTACCGCAATACTGGCGATGGTTGGGAGCCAACTGACACGATGGTCGGTCATAGGTTTTCTACCTTGCGCAAGATTGAAGCGCTCAAGGATATTTATACCGATATGCCAGAAGGAAATCCTGGTTCATTCGGCACACCGCAACGACCAGGCGTTGTTGGTCGCCCGCGCCCACGTCGCCGTCGTCGAACAGACGAAGGTAAGCCATACCGCATTTCGCGAAACATGCAAGGATGCAGCGGGTACGCAGTAATCAAGGAAGGCGAAAGTACGCCAGTCCCTGGCGGCTGTCACGAGACCCTTGCTGACGCGCGTCGTCACATGGCTGCTCTCTACGCAGCAGAAACGCCAAAAGATGGTCTTTCCGACATTGAAGAAAAAGACTCTTATGGAAGATTCCACCCAAGCCTGACTGCAGATGAACAAGCACTCCATGATGCGCTAGTGCGCATTGCTGACGAATATGGCAAGTTTGACGAAGACGGTTCTGGAATCTGGGCAGGCTATGAATCGCCAGCCGAAAACGACGAAAAGTCAATCGGAGTTAAGTGCGCAAACTGCACCCTGTATATGGGTGAAGGAAAGTGCGCCATCATTAAGCAAGAAGTTCAGGAAAACGGCAAGTGTCGATTTGCCGTGATTCCAGATGGAGTTGTTCAGTGGAATGACATGAAGAGCGAAGAGTTGTCCTTTGAAATGAAGGACGAAGAGTGGGATGCCATTGAGGCAAAGGCAAATGGCGGTCCAATTCGCAGCCACTCAACAGCGGTTCGTGATGATGAGACGCTGAACCGTAATGCGATTCTCAGTACTCGCTCACCGGAAGACCCGGCGTACTATCGAAAGATTTTTGCCTATCACATTCCAGGAACAGACGGGACACGCAAGACCCACTACACATTTATTCACCATCACGTTTCACAAGACGGACGCCCTGGTGCTGCCGCAATGTCGGAGTTGAGAGTGCAAATGGCGATTCTTAACGGGGCACGCGGTGGAACGAAGTTGCGCGGCGCAGACCGAAAGGCGGTGTACAACCACATCGCTCGTCACTACCGTGACGGGGGAGAGACACCACCTTCATTGAAGTCTGACCAAGAAGTGGATAATCTAATGATTAAGCGTGGTTATATTTCTGAGCCACTGACGAAAGAAGATACTGATGTCTGAGAATAACGAAGTTGAGATTAAAGATGCTGGCCCAAACGGCCGCGTCATTCCATCGCACTCAACATCGGTTGACCGGACATCTGCTTGGGACAGGACAGTACAGTTCCGCAAGATGCGCTCACCTGCAACACCGTCTTACTACGACGACATTTTTGCGTTTCAACTCCCAAACACAAAGGGAACACGCAAGACTCACTACTCCTTCGTCCATCACTTTGTTGGCGAAGGTGGCCGAGCAGGAGCCGCCTCTGGCCGAGCACTTTCCAACTCCGTGGCAGTTCTCAATGGTGGACGACAGGGAACAGTTTTGCGAGGAGCGGCACGTCAGGGCGTTTACCGCCACATCGCCGCGCACTATGCTGATGCGGATATGCAAGCACCCGAACTCAAGTCAGATGAGGATGTTGATGCAATCATGATGTTTAAGGGCCTAATTGATGCCCCATTGGCTGAGTCGCTTGACTTGACCGTCAAGGGATTGCAAGATTTGGATAACATCATCGACGTCGAGAGCGATGTCGCCTGGATTGAGGGTAAAACCGAGATGAAAGGCATCGTTGTCGAGGCCGATGATGATTCCGCACTTGTTGAGCAAGTGGACGAAAAAGGCGAACGTACCGGCGAGTTCTTTGAACTTGACTATGCAGAAATGAAACTCCGCACATTTGTTGTCATGGAGAAGGTTGACGGCATGGCAGAAGCAGGAGCCATCGTTTCTTGGGAGACCACCCAAGGGACTTTCTATGGGGATGTGGTCTCGGTCGAGACAGACGGCAAGGTCCGTGGAGAGCCCCAAGGCCTAGAACTTGAGGGGACTGAAGAAAACCCCGCTTACCTCATCAGGGTATGGATGCAGGAGGCCGCGGAGGAAGAGGATGAGGCCGAGGATGACGAGGATATGCCCGAAGAAGAGGCTTCGCTGAAGTCAGCAGGGGAATGGCACCCAACCAACGTAACAGTCGTGGCGAGGGGGGATGCCCTCAAGGTAGAGGAAGCCTTGCCCACAGGAGACCCCGAAGAAGGCTATTCTGAAGGGGAGGATGAAGAGGAGAGTGCAATGAAAAAGATGGACACCGAGTTCATGGCGCTGGTTGAGCGGGCCATGAAACAGAACGCGGAGATTCTTGAGCGTTTGGCACAGTACGACAGCGGTGATGTGACCGAAGAAGTCGCTCCAGTTGCAGAAGAAGCAAAGTCCGACGAAGTTGCAACAGAAGTCGCAGCGGAAACAGCAGAGATTGTTGAGGAAAAAGCAGCGGAAGAAATTCCCGCAGTTGAGACAACCGAGACTGTTGAAGAAGTGAAGTCAGAAGAAGCAGCAGCAGAACAAACAGAGACCACTGAAGCCACAACAGAAGTTGTTGAGGAAAAGGCCGCCGACGACCAAAAGCAAACTGCGGCCATTTCGTTTGATGACCTGAAGGAATTCCATCTCCTTTTGAAGGAAATGTCGAAGTAATCTTCGTCCACTAAATCCCCAATCGGGGACCAATCATGTGCTAATCTTTGTTTGGGCGGAACCAAACAAGGAGACTCATGGATATCTACGAAGAATGCAAGCAGGAAGCAATCAAGTCCTCAACCAATAAAGTTGAGGTGCTTCTTGAGACGTTAAACAAAAAAGATGCAGAAAGCCTAAAGAAGGCTCTGCTGGACCCAGCAATTTCCACTCGCACAATTGCGCGAGTGCTTGAAAGCAACAAAATTGAATGTGGCGTATGGGCAATTAATAAGTGGCGCAGGCAAAAGGGTATTGCGCTTTCATCAACACACACACTCATTAAGGAGAACAAATAACAATGCCTTTGTCTGACGATTTTTCCAAGGTGACAGAACAAGCACACATAGAAGCAGTTGCAAAACTGCTGAAAGAGCACAACATTAAGCCAGAAGAAGTCGGCTCAATCAAGTCGATGAAGGTTGGCAAATGGCAAACAGTTACGAAAGACGAAGCGGGCGAAGCGCAAATACATGACCTCAAGGGCGCCAGCATTGTTCTTAGTCCAAAGTGGGATATGGGTCCGGAGTGGCCGGTAATAACACAAGGCCCTAAGTACAGCGTTCCGAAAGGAAAAGCAAAGTCTCGCAAGCCAAAGCAGTGGGAAACCGCTGTGATTCTTCCGGACATGCAGATGGGCTATTACAAAAAGTCACTTGAACTGAACGCAGAGTTGGAGCCAATTCACGACGAGTCTGCAATTTCGATAGCAATCAAACTTATCGAAGACATCAAGCCTGACCAAATCGTAATGCTCGGAGACAATCTTGACTTTGCTGAGTTTGGCAAATATCTGACTGCTCCAACATTCAAGCAGTTGACGCAAGCAACAATTGACCGAGCAACATTGCTATGTGCTCAATTGCGCAATGCGGCACCAAATGCAAAAATCACTTGGATTGCTGGGAATCACGAAGCGCGTCTTGCTAGATACATTCAGACAAATGCGGAAGCAGCATTTGGATTGACACGCGGAAAACTGATGGACGAACTGCGCGAAAACTGGCCAGTTCTGTCGGTCCCTAATCTCTGCAGAATGGATGACTTTGGTGTCGACTACTTGTCGGGATATCCAGAGTCGTTCTTGGCGTTGAATGAAAATCTCATCATTCGTCACGGTGACAGGGTTACATCAAATGGTTCAACTACAACAAAGTATTTGAACGATGCACATAAATCTGTCATCTACGGACACATTCACAGAGTTGAGGTTGCGTATCGCACACGAGTTTCTGAGGCTGGTCCGCGAACAGTCATGGCAGCAAGCCCAGGATGCTTGTGCAGAATTGACGGTGCTGTTCCGTCAACAAAGTCTGGCGCAGATGAATTTGGCCGACCACTTATGCAGGGTGCAGAAAACTGGCAGCAAGGCTTGGCAGTTGTTCAGTACCAGCCAAAGGGTGTTGGCGAAGAATGGTTCAACTATGAGCAGATGTGGATTTACAGCGGCCGCGGCATCTTTAGAGGCGTGGAGTATGTCGCTTAGTGATGACGAAAGAGACGAGTTCAATCGTCAGTTTGATTTGATGATTGAGAACGGACTCATTGAAGTCATCGGCATAAACGAGCGCGGAGAATGGCTGTATCAGGCAACTGAAAAAGGCAAAAATCTCTATCAGGCGGTCATGGATGCTGGACTATTGGACCAGTTTGATTGGTTTGCGGATGGAGGGGAAGAGTAAATGTCAGCCAGCACACCAAACAATTTTGAGGATGACGGAGACCTAAAGTTTTCGGTAATTACGATTTCGGTCTCTCAAGACGACCTGAATGAGCCAATCCACGTAGACCTTGGGTCAATCCCCCCATTTGTGGCTTCATCGGTGCTCGAAAAGGTGGTTTCAATACTCAAAATGGCTGTTCCAGCCCCGAAAGTCACCTTTAAGGGCATGGTTATAGCAGAGCCATTTATCCCTACGGTTATCGACTTTGACTCCTTCGTTGAAGACCTGTTCAACGAAGACGGAGACGACGAAGAAGAAAAGTAGTTGCCTGCTTGACAGGATGACAATGCTCTAGCATACTATGTCATAACGAGGTGCTTACCTTGTGTCCTATAAGTACAAACACTCTAAAAGGAGTACCTACTATGGCTTACGATAGCCGTCTTAAGGAACTTAAGGGTGCACTCAAGGATGTCCTCGCGCAGAACGACGCAATCGTCGACCATGTCGAGGCCAATCGCGAAGAGGGCGGCCCAGAAGTTCAAGTTGAAGCAAAGCATGTCGAGGCGTTCCGTTCGGGACTTGCCAAGGCTCGCGAAATCCGTTCAGAAATTGAAGCCCTTGAGGGCCTTCAGGAAGTCAAGGCTTGGGCTGCTGGTTCGCAGCCTGCAGTCGCGGCAGCCCCGAAGACTCTCTACGTCCCTGGTGACGAGCGCAAGTCGCTCGGCCAGCGCTTCGTTGATTCTGACGAGTTCAAGAGCATGGGCAATGGCCGCAATGGTTTCACCATGCATGCTCCGTACCAGGTGAAGGACATCTTCACTGCACTGCCGTCGGGAACCCCCGGTGACTTCGGCAACCCGCAGCGAGATGGCATCGTTGAGCGCGCCAAGCGCGTGATGCGAGTCCGTGACCTGTTCCCGGTACAGCAGACAAACACGAACATGATTGAGTTCTTCCGCGTCAGCGGTTTCACGAACAATGCGTCGACAGTCGCAGAGCGCTCGGGTTCGCCCGCAGTGTTTGCAACCAAGCCGCAGTCTTCGATGACCGTTGTTGGCGTGCAGGCTCCGGTTCGCACGATTGCCCACTACGAGGTTGCCCACCGCAACGTTCTTGATGACGAGCCCACACTCCGTGGCATCATCGACAACGAATTGCTCTACGGCCTCCGCCTCGTCGAGGACGACCAGATTTTGAACGGTGACGGAACAGGCTCGAACCTGACCGGTATCCGTGAGACATCGGGCATCCAGACTCATGCGTGGAGCGCAGGCGCCACTGGTGACACACGAATCGATGCGATTCGCCGTGGTATCACCAAGGCCTTGCTCGCCTACTACGAGCCAACGGGCATCATCGTTCACCCGAACGACATGGAAGACCTCGAACTGACCAAGGATGGCGAGAGCCGTCACCTGATGGTCATGTCGGTGTCGATGGGTGCTGAAGCCCGCCTGTGGCGTCTGCCAATGGTTGCCACTCCGGCCATCACCGAGGGCTACGCTCTCGTCGGTGCGTTCGGTATCGGCGCCACGCTGTACGACCGCATGGAAGGCAACATCCGCGTTGCTGAGCAGCACAGCGACTTCTTCATCCGGAACGCCGTGGCGATTCTGGCCGAAGAGCGCCTTGCCCTCGCGGTGAAGCGCCCAGAGTCGTTTGTCGAAGTTGAATTCGACGGCGCACCTGAGTGATTAGCCTAACGGCTTAGTCGTTGCCCCCGCCCGAGTCCAGCAATGGACAAAGGCGGGGGCTTCGGCTTTTATGGACATATGGCATTAGATAAAGATTTCAATTTTAGATTTGTTGGATATCACGACACGTCTTCAATAGCAAACACAGTCAATTCACTCTCTCCATCATCGTGGGAAGCATTTACCTATAGGCAGGACAACATCATTGGCCATCGTGACACATTGACGATTCCAATCTTGTTCAATGAACTTCCACAAGCAAGAAAAATAGCCCCGCGGTTCTATGACTCATTTGCAAATCATCTAAAAGAAATAGAAAATTATTTATCTAGCATTGGACAGCACAGCAATATTCGCAGAGCAAATCTTGTGCTTCTAAAAGCGGGCAAATCAATCGGCAGACATAAGGATGCAACAGAATTATTGCAAGTAACAAGACGATTTCACCTCCCGGTAACGACAGACCAAAAGTGCACGTTCGAAGTAGATGGCGAAGAGATGCATATCCCCATGGGCGAGATTTGGGAAATAAACAACACTGGGAAACTTCACAGCGTGCAAAATGGCTCAAAAATAGACCGTGTGCATTTGATTATTGATGCCTGCTAGAGTGTTGGCATGACACACGTAATTTCCCCACGCGATATCTTCGAGACACGCAACGGCGTTGCCGTCCGAGTCCACAGTAAAGGCGACAGGCTTACGATTGATGAGGCCAAGAAGTACAAAGTGCTTCCAATCGCTGTTTCTTCTTTCGCAAATATCGAAACAAAGTAACGCCGTGCAAGAGCCGGACGACGAAGAGTCGCTGGACCTGGACTTCTCTGGGGCGTGGTCGCACCCACACGCCTATGCCCTCATCAAGGCGGCAATCTTCAAGATTTTCATGGAGAGGGATGACTTCAACCCGGAGAACCCTTACGAAAGCCTGATTGGTCGCGTTGCCACTACTGGGATGATTCGTAGCGCCTACGACCTAGATAAGCGCATTGAAGTTCGGTACGGCTGGGAACTGCTTGACGATAACAACATCATCATGCACTCATGTTTTGGGTATGTCGACAAGGTGGATGTGCGCATTAACGCAGAGGATATGGGCTTCATGCTGGACCTCGGAGATGGCGATTACGGGGTATTCGCATACAAGAACATATTCTGGGTATGCGAAGCAGAAGAGTAGCCAAATAAAATAATTTTGACGTCTGGTGTATTATCGGCTTTATGGCCATTCTCACCTATGACGACCTCGAAATATTCATGGGGAAGACATTCACGGCAGCCCAACAAGACGCCGCCATGTCGATTCTTGCATCTCTTGAGGCTGAACTTGAATACTTTTTGAACCGCCCTCTCGGCGCCAGGCTCTATTCAGAAGAAGAGCACAAGTTGGTCCCCGGACAGCGCCAGATATTCCTGCGCCATGCTCCAGTCCAGAGTGTCACATCTTTTTATGTTGGAATGCCAGGAGAAGAAGAAGAGCAAAATATTGCCGACTTTGACATTTTCCCTTGGGGTATTGACAACATCCGAATTGCTGGAACAGGCAATCAAGCACTTGTCACCTACACCGCAGGAATGACCTCTAGCGACACTGTCGCACTTGAGCGCGTGCTCTACACAGCAGCAACACGCGAAATGAGTAAGTTCCTCATCGACGCTCAGGGTCTTGCAAGGCTCAATGTTGAGGGAACTGATTACATTTTTCCCGACGGTGGGGAAGGCGGATTTACCGAGCGTGAACTTAACTCCGTAAAGAGATTTAAGCGAAGGGTGATTGTGTGATATGCGAGGTGCCTACACGCCGATAGTAATCCGAAACATGATTGCTGGTTATGCAAATGAATCAGAAGGAATCTGGAGCAATACAGGTTCCGATACAACAGTTTACGGTTCAATCCATCAAAAAGCATCCGAGGAAGTGATGGAGAACACTGTTGGTCAAATAAGTGAAGAGCGCAACATTGTTTGCCGACTTCCACTTAGCGCAAGCGTGACCTATGGTGACCAAGTTGTTATTAATAATTTTCATCAAGTTGTGAATGGCGTTTACGAAATAGATTCTTTGCTGTTTACGAAAACACACATTCGCGCAGAATGCAGAAGGACAATGCGATAATGGCTTCCAAATTGACACCAACGCAAAAACTTTACAAAATCCTGGATTCATTAGAGCCACAAGTCAAGAGCATTATTTTGGCCGGCGTATATCAGATGCGTAAAGCAGCAGAAGATTTGTCTGTAATTGGCTTTAACGAGACAACCCGCTTTATTCTCCAAAAAGGTAGTTACAGACCGTATTTTAAGAACGGAAAGAAAAGAATGTCTTCTGCTCCAGGTGAACCACCGGCAGCAATGCGCGGTGAAACGCTTGAGCCAAGTATCTACAACAAGGTGGTTAGTGGGCCAAATCAAAATCCGGCAATTGCAGAGTTTGGCAGCAATGCATCATTTGCAAAAGATTTGGAATTCGGCACAACAACGACACAGCCACGACCATTCATTAGGCCAGCAAAAGATAAAGTAGCGGCTGTTGCCGCGTCAAATGTTGCCCGCCACCTAAAGATTGCTTATTCCCGCAAGACCCGCTCCCTTAAGGGTTCGGTGTTCACCCTTGATTTGGAGATGTGATGGCTTCCATCGGCGGCGCTATCCGGACCGTGCTGGTCAATGATTCGATAACAAGCGTTGGTTCGCGTATTTATAGAGATATCGCTCCACCGGAAACTGCATATCCATATATCACAATCTTTGACGAACTTGGGAATACCCCGGCACTGATTGGAGACCAGGTTGTACTGGCAAGGACACGGCTCGTTCAGGTCAGCCTGTGGCAGTTGCGCCAATCAGAAAACACAGCAATTATTGACGAGGTTGTTGCTGCGCTAGACAATGCAAATTTGAGCGCAAACAAGTTTGTTTACAGGGTTCGTGTCGCAGACATACAAAGAGCCTTCGACTCCGAGGATGATACTATTTTACACGCAGTAACCCTCAACGTCATACAAAAGGCGCAGTAATGGCATTTACACCAATCACCGTTACGGGAACGTATGTTGAGACAGGAACTGGCAACCCGCAGTCCGGTCGCGTCACGTTCCTCCTTACTGCACCAATGCGTCAACCTCAATTCAATCTCACAGTTGCTCCATCTTTGGTTACCGCGACACTCAGTGCATCTGGCTCTTTTTCGGTTGTCTTGTACGCGACCAACGACACCGCAACAGAACCCCTTGGCGTTACCTATGAAGTGACAGAGCGAATTTCTGGATGCGCACTAAATAAATACTTTATCGAGATTGACAAGGACGCGATTCTTGGTGCTGTTGACTTGGCGGACCTTGCCCCAAATATTGCTCCAGTCGTGCAGGAGAACTATGCGACTGTTGAGTATGTCAATGACGCTTTTTCGGATGCTGGTTCAGCAGAGAACATCATTTTTGTTCCGACATCAGAAATCACCTCTGTCAATGTTCAGGACGCAATAGAGGAATTAAGAACCCGTTCTAGGTATGTACACGACCAACCAACTGCATCGAATACATGGAATATCACGCACAATATGAAGTTTTACCCAAATGTCAGCATTGTTGATAGCGCCCTCAGCAAAGTTGTGGGGGAGGTCACGTATGTGTCGGAAAATGCCCTAACGGTGACCTTCTCACACTCTTTCGCTGGAAAGGCGTATCTTTCATAGGAGAACTCTGGAGGTAGACCCACATGAAATTCGTAACAAACTTAAATCTTAATCAGAACGAACTCCAGAACGGAAAGTTCCAGGTCGTTGCTTCTGACCCGAGCACTGGGAACTTTGAGGGTCGCCTCATTTACAACTCGACCGAGAAGACGGTCAAATATTTTGATGGTACAAGTTGGAAGAAAGCGATTATCGCTGTTCAAACAGCCGGCAGCGCTTCTGCAGCACTCACAATCAACGAGTCCAATGGAACAATTTCTATTGAGCCGAATCTTGCCACAACATCTAACCCTGGCGTCATGTCCACATCGGACAAGTCATTGCTTGATAATGCAAGTTCATCTGATGGCGTAAATACTCTTGTCAAGCGCAATGGTGATGGTAGGTTCCAAGTTGCCGAACCAGTCAACGCACTGGATGCTGCCAACAAGGCGTATGTTGATGCAGCACGCAGTGGTCTTGACGTTAAGGAATCAGTACATGTTGCAACGACTGGCCCGGTCAATCTTGCGAGCGACCTCAATACCGGCGACACAATTGATAGCCACGTACTTGAAACTGGCGACCGAGTTCTCGTCAAGGACCAGGTAACTGCTTCTGAAAACGGCATTTATGTTGTGTCCGCATCTGGAACCGCTCAGCGCGCAACCGATGCTGATACAAGTGCTGAAGTTACCTCTGGCATGTTCACGTTCGTCACGAACGGAACTACATACGGTGACACTGGTTGGGTTCTTACTACAAACAACCCGATTACTCTTGGCACAACCCCGCTCACATTTGCTCAGTTCTCGGGAACTGGTCAGATTACCGCTGGTGAAGCCCTTGAGAAAGTCGGCTCAACACTCAACGTTCTTGTCGACGGTGTTGGCATCCATATCGTCAACGATGAACTCAGCATTGCTGATGGCGCTGCTGGCGCAGGTCTTTCCGCTTCCGCTGGTGTTCTCAGCGTAGCCCTGCATGGCACTGGCGGCCTTGAGATTGATGGGGATGAAGTCCAAATCAAACTTGATGGTGCGGTAAATGGTCTTACTACAACAGGTGATGGACTTGCCCTTAACTCGAACATCGCAGGAACTGGCATTACATTCACGGCCGGAACACTGTCTGTCGATGCAGTTAGCCTTTCTTCCGCATCTGGTGGTGGCGTAACTGGTGTCCTACCGATTGCAAATGGCGGTACTAACGCCAGCGACGAGGCAACAGCCCGCCAGAACCTTGCTTACACAAGCCCGACTGGCGCAAATACCAGCACGCCGGTCTTGGCCCGAGTTGCTAACAAGGTTGTCGGCGACGGTGCAAATACATCGTTTGCCGTAACTCACAACTTCGGCACACGTGCAGTTGTTGTGCAGGTTTATGATTCCTCCAGTTATGACACCGTCATTGCAGACGTAGTGCGGACGACCACGGACACCGTTACGGTTTCCTTCTCGGTCGCCCCTTCTTCGAACGCATATACAGTCGTCGTCACTGGTTAGTAATACCCATAGTGCCTTGCGGGGCACACACAACCAGAAGGCAGTCGAGGCTGTATTCATATGACACGATTTGTTGGAACGCCCCTACGCGGCATTGAGTTTTCTAGTCCAAGCGACGAATCATTCTCTACGCGCGTAAATCTTGATGCACATGCAAGAATTCGCATTGATGCTGGCGGTCGCCTTACGTGGTCTTCTGGTTCAGCGGCTGGAGATACCAACCTCTACCGCACAAGTGCAAACACCCTCTATACGGATGACGTATTTCAGGCCGCCCTTGGGCTCGTGACACTGACGACAAATGGGACGCCTACTTCGGAACTTCCTAACGGAGCCATCGCAGTAGATACAACAAATAACAAGTTCTTTTTCCGCTCTAACTCAACATGGACTGAAGTAAGCGGCGGAGCAGGTTTGTTATCTGGAGACGTAGATGGTGGTATTATTTCTCCAGAAATATATGAAGCGGAAGTTACAAATTATGTAATCGTTGGCTTTGACGGAGGTGCGGTGTAATGGCTGGAGCAAGGATTCAGGTCAAGCGCGGTACAGCCTCATCTTGGACAAGCAATAACCCTGTTCTTTACGCGGGTGAAATCGGTTTTGAAACCGACACGAAAAAAGTCAAAATTGGCGACGGCACTACAGCATGGAATTCGCTTTCGTATACGGTTATCCCGATTTCCCTTAGTTCACTGAATGACCTTAGTGATGTAACCATCACCAGCGTCAGCGGTGGGGATTTTTTGCGTTACGACAGTTCCGCTTCCGTCTGGATTAACGACGCCGTAAACCTTTCAACCGACACCGTCGGCAACTACATGGTCGATGTGGCTGGCGGCACTGGTGTCACCGTCACTCACACCCCAGGCGAAGGTTCAACTGCCTCTATTGCAATCGGGCAAGATGTGGGCACTTCCGCATCAGTTTCGTTTGGTCAACTTACGGTAAATGGTCAAACAAATATTGCCGGTCATGTAATTCCAAGCACAACAGAAGCATACGACCTTGGCTCTGCTTCGGCGCGATTCAGGGATATCTATTTGTCTGGCACAAGCATCAATCTTGGTGGGGCAGAAATCACGAGTGATGGAACATCAATCACTTTCTCTGGTGGCTTGACGGTTGACTCGCTATCAGATATCGATTCCGTTCAGTTTGATACAACAGCGAGTGTGGCACCTGCTGCTGGAATGCTTACATGGGATTCTGTTGAGGGAACACTCAATCTTGGCTTGACAGCAGATAAACACATACATCTTGGAGAGGAATCGGTATTCCGTGTTCGCAACACAACTGGTTCGCAAATTCAAAAAGGCACTGCGCTTTACGCTTCCGGGGTAGAGGAAGACGGAAAAGTTGAAGTATTTCCATATACTGCAGATGGAACTATCCGTGAAGAAAGTTTTATTGGACTTGCAACTGAATCAATAACCAATGGCGGCAGTGGATTTGTTCAAACTTTTGGTTTTGTAAGAGGACTTGACACAAGAGGAAATTCTTCAACAGCAATCAGCGTTGGCGATGAAACATGGGCTGTTGGAGACCTTCTCTATGTTCACCCAACAGTCGCTGGCAAACTGACAAACGTTGCTCCGCGTCATTCGGTTCTTGTTGCAACTCTAGTTGTCAGGAATGCATCAACTGGCGTTTTGCTTGTAAGGCCATCTGTAGGTGAGCACATTCAAGATTTGCATGATGTTCTTTTGACATCTCCAACAGACGGTCAATTCCTGCGCTATAACAGCGCCTCAACCGTATGGGTAAACGACACAATCAACCTCGGGACTGACACCGTAGGAAACTATGTTTCAGATGTTGTCGCTGGCACTGGTGTAACCGTTACACACACGCCGGCAGAGGGCTCAAGCCCAACAATCGCAATCGGTCAGTCTGTAGCAACTAGCGCATCGGTTACTTTCGCAAAACTTGACACAACTGGCGACATCACTGTTGGCGGAAACCTGACAGTAAACGGAACCACAACCACCCTAAACACAGAGACACTGGCGATTGAGGACAACATTGTTGTTCTGAATAGCAATGTCACTGGCTCACCAACAGAAAATGCTGGAATTGAAGTTGAGCGCGGAACTTCAGCAAATGTTCTAATTCGCTGGAACGAAACAAACGACCAATGGGAGTTCACGAACGACGGCACCACATACGGTGACATCGCTGCACTTGGGGCTATTGAACTCGGAACAGACACGACTGGCAACTATGTCAATGATTTGACCGCTGGAACGGGCGTTACTGTAACGCACACTCCTGGCGAAGGTTCTTCTCCAACGGTAGCAATCGGACAGGATGTCGGAACATCGTCATCTGTGACATTCGCGCACGTCTCTGCGCCAGTAACGGGGAACGTAACGGGTAATGTCACCGGAAATCTGACTGGAAATGCTGACACAGCAACCTCGCTGCAGACTTCGCGCGCAATTTCTCTCTCGGGCGATTTGTCTGGCTCTGCATCCTTCAACGGAACTGCTGATGTCACGATTACCGCAACGGTTCAGCCAAACTCTGTAGCCCTCGGTACCGATACAACCGGCAATTACGTCAACGACATTGTTGCTGGCTCTGCTATCACGGTTACCCATACACCCGGTGAGGGCTCTAGCGCATCGGTTGCCCTGAATGCATCATTGAACGACCTCAACGATGTGGTTGTTGGGACACCAGAAGAATTCCAGGCCCTTGCCTACGACGGTTCTGGCTGGGTTCCGACATACACACCGGTTGTCTCGTATGTCCGCAATGCGGAAGCAACGACACTTGCATCAGGCACAGTTGTATACCTCTTTGGTGGAAACGGCGACCATGCTTCGGTCAAGCGCGCCGATAATGCGCTGGAGACAACGTCTTCCAAGACTGTCGGCGTTATGGGTACGGCAGTTGCGTCGAACCAAAACGGTCCAGTCATCACACGCGGATATGTCGATGGAATTAACCTTTCTGCCTACAGCGTCGGCGACATCCTGTGGCTTGGAACAAATGGTGGTGTCACCACCACTAAGCCTTCTGCTCCGCTGAACACAGTGTTCATCGGCGTTGTCGTTCGTGCAACAAACAACGGAATCATCTATGTTGCAGTTCAGAACGGATATGAACTGAATGAACTGCATGATGTCAAGACCAACGGCAAGGTTGACAAAGATGTCTTGATGTGGAACAGCGCATCATCTGTCTGGATTAACGACCAAATTAACCTCGGCACCGACACCGTCGGCAACTACATGGTTGATGTGACCGCTGGAACAGGAATCACAATCAGCCACACTCCAAGCGAAGGCTCAACGGCGACAATATCCATTCCTCAAAGTGTTGCAACATCAGCATCGCCAACATTCGCTGTCCTTACACTCACTGGTCAGCCGACTGAAACAACCCACGCAGTTACAAAGTCGTACGCCGACTCAATAGCAGCGGGAATCAACTGGCACGATTCCGTGGAACTCGCGACAGCGGCGGTTCTGCCGAACTCACCAACTTACGACAATGGAACAAGTGGTGTTGGTGCGACCCTTACCGCTAGCGCAAGTGCGCGACTCATTATTGACGGAGTAAATGCGACAACCGGCGACAGAGTCTTGGTGCAGAATCAGGCAAATAGTGTTCATAACGGAATTTATGATGTAACAAATCAGGGCTCGGTTTCTGCAGCATGGATTCTTACTCGCTCATCTGACCATGATGGAAACCTTGATGAAGTTGTACGCGGAGATGCTGTTTATGTTGCAAACGGCGCAACGCATATCAACCAAGGTTTTATTATCAATTCAGAGGGAACAGGAACAGGTGGTGCTCACATCATCGGTACTGACGCAATAACCTTTACGCAGTTTACTGGTGCTGCAAACATTGTTGCCGGTACAGGAATTACGAAGACGGGAAACACACTGTCTATCGGTCAAGATGTGGCGACAAGCGCATCGGTTACATTCAATACTGTAAGCGCAAATCTTGTTGGTAATGCATCAACAGCCACAACGTTGCAAAACGCAAGGACGATAAGCCTTTCTGGCGATGTAACTGGTTCGGTTTCTTTTGATGGCTCTACAAATGCTTCAATCACTGCGACTATTGCAGCGAACTCAGTTGCGCTCGGAACAGATACGACCGGAAACTACATGTCTGACCTCACTGCTGGTACGGGTGTTGCAATTACACATACTCCGGCAGAAGGCTCAAACGCAACAATTGCAATTGGCCAAGATGTTGGGACTTCATCGTCTGTCACATTTGCACATGTTTCTGCGCCGGTAACAGGCAACATAACAGGCGATGTGACAGGAAATTCTGGAACGGCGACCGCTCTTCAGAATGCTCGAACAATCTCTCTTGGTGGAGACCTCAGCGGTTCGGTGTCGTTTAACGGAACATCGGATGTAACAATCACTGCGGCAGTTGAGCCGAACAGCGTTGCTCTTGGCACCGACACAACAGGAAACTATGTTTCTGATGTAACCGCAGGCACTGGTGTCACCGTCACACATACTCCTGGCGAAGGCTCAAGCCCGACGATTGCCATTGGTCAGGCTGTTGGCACTTCATCATCGGTGACATTTGCGGCAGTCACGGCTCCACTTATCGGCAATGCGTCTACCGCAACGGCCCTTGCCACATCTCGCACAATCTCTCTGGGCGGTGACCTGAGTGGTTCTGCTTCATTTAATGGTTCCTCTAATGTAACCATAAACGCAACAATCGCGGCTAACTCAGTTGCCCTAGGGACAGACACAACAGGAAATTATGTTTCTGATGTAACCGCAGGAACTGGTGTAACCGTTAGCCACACCCCAGGAGAGGGTTCAAGCCCCACAGTTGCAATCGGTCAGGCTGTTGGCACTTCCGCTTCGGTTCAATTTGCTCAAATCACCACAACTGGAAACGTCACTGTTGGCGGAGATTTAACAATCAATGGAACGACAACGACTGTCAATACGGAGACAATCAATCTCGCTGACAACATCATTGTTCTCAATAGCAATGAGACAAGCGCGCCATCACAGAATGCTGGTATTGAAGTTGAACGTGGAACGTCGGCAAACGTTGCCGTCCGCTGGAATGAAACAAGCGATAAGTGGGAAATCACTGAAGATGGCTCTACGTATTACGACATTGCTACAACATTTTATGTTGATGGGCAAACGGTTGCTTCACTCGATGACATCGGTGACGTATCAATTACATCTGCATCTGCCGGTCAAGTTCTAAAATGGAATGGAACTGCATGGGTAAATGACGCAGCAGGCGGCACAACCATCAATTCCCTCGATGACATCGCTGACGTAACAATTACGAGCGCTACATCTGGCCAATTCCTGAAATGGAATGGAACTGCATGGGTCAATGACGCAATTGACCTAGGGACAGATACAACTGGTAACTATATGTCGAACGTTGCTGCTGGCAACCTAATTACGGTTACGCACACGCCAGGAGAGGGTTCTAGTGCCTCAATTGCAGTATCTAGCGGAACTGCTGGACAAATCATTGTTGCCAACGCATCTGGTGTACCGACATGGGTAACGGAAACCGGCGATATAACAATTGACTCATCTGGCGTTACGGCGATTTCTTCCGGCGTGATTGTTAATGCTGATGTAAGCGCGACTGCGGCAATTGAACTTGGCAAATTGGCAGACATCTCAACAAACGCTCAAACAGCCAGTTATACACTTGTCCTTGCGGATAAGAACAAGATTGTAGAAATGAACGTTGCCTCTGCAAACAACTTGACCGTTCCACTGAACTCATCCGTTGCCTTCCCTGTGGGCTCACAAATCAACATTTTGCAGACAGGTGCTGGCCAGACAACAATTGTTGCAACTGGTGGGGTAACAATTAACGCAGCACCAGGCTTGAAGATGCGAGCACAGTGGTCCTATGCTACGCTTATCAAGCGAGCAGAAAATACGTGGGTTCTCGTAGGAGATATTTCGGCATAATTTATGGCAAGGGCACCAAAGGACAGTGGCGGCAAAAAGCCAACGACACCGTCGTCCCCAACAGGGACGGTCGTTCCCGTTGTCAATAACACAAACCCGAACAACGCACAGCAGGTAAGCGTTGCTTTCACACCGTCTTCTTACATTGGCAAGGGAACAGTTACATATACGGCGACCTCAAGCCCTGGCGGTTTGACTGCGACTGGCTCATCTTCACCGATAACCGTATCTGGCTTAACTTCTGGAACTTCTTACACATTTACGGTTGTCGCAAATACAAATTATGGCGTTCCATCAGATGTTTCAGCGGCATCACCATCGGTAACTCCTCCGTATTTTCCGCCTTTTTTCCCTCCGTTTTTCCCACCGTTCTTCCCGCCCTTTTTCCCCCCATACTTCCCGCCGTTCTTCCCACCTTTCTTCCCGCCATTCTTCCCACCTTTCTTCCCGCCATATTTCCCACCCTGCTTTAATCCAAAATTGGGCCCGTGCTGATTAGTTAAATCCAGAACTCCAATGCAGTGGCTGTTAGGGTTATGACATGAGCACGGACGTTACAGCAGAAAGCCCATGGAAAATCAAGCCGGGACATTTCGGAAACAGTTCATCAAATATTGTTGTCATTGACAATTTTATTGAATTGGAAGATTTGAAACTTATTCAGGAGTTTTGCCCAACCATTAATCAGTGGAACAATTCTGCTGAAAGCGTGTACGCCGAAGATGGAACTTGTTTATATAACGCAGATTATTGGAACGACAGACAGTGCAGTAGCGAGATATTAGAACGGCTCAACAAACAGGTATGGATACTTGTTGACAAATATATTGACAAAATGCAGAAAACGATTGAAGACTTTTACAAAGTGAAAGTCAGCAAACGCCCTCCCGTAATAATGAAATGGCGTCCTGGAATTGAGCAAAAACCTCACGCGGACAAACAATTGAATGACGGAAGACCAAATGCATTTGTTGACTATGACCTCAACTCTCTGTTTTATTACAACGACGATTTTGAAGGCGGAGATTTGTTTTATCCACAACACGACCTCACGGTAAGGCCAAAGCCAGGCTTGGCCGTCATGCACCCCGGTGATGTCAATTATCTGCATGGGGTAACAATGATTACAAAAGGATTTAGGTATACGACTCCATCGTTCTATACGGTCGTTGGCTCATAATCCTATTTTCCTTTTTTGCCTTTTCTTTACAGTAGATGATTGTCCAAATATCATCAGTAAACAGAGACCCAATAAATTGAGCATGCTCGCCATGCAGGAGCATCAAGCGAGTCAACCCATCTTTATCAAAAGAACTGTTGAGCGGGTATCCATGGATTGCTCCGTCAACGTAATCATACTTACCTTGCGCCACAGTCTCATAAAAAGAATGCTCTGATGACTCTCCCCACAATGAATTGAAGTCAACAAGAATTTTGTCAAAGCCCACATGTATCAAACGTTCTGCGGTTTCTGGCCCGCTATTGCCAAACCCAACAGACATAATTACATCAGAACGGTCTGAAAGTTCTTTGATTGTCCCAACATCAATGGCGCCCACAGAGCGAGCCCTGTCAATTGTTTTTTGTGAACGACCATGGGAGGCCCATATAACCGAATGCCCAGACGAAAGCAATGATGACGCAAGCGATGACCCCATTACTCCAAGAGAAACAAGGCCGACGACACGGTTTATTCCCATATAGTTATGATAGTCTGAATTTGTGAGTGTAAATAAACCAAAAGATTTTGATACATCAACTGCGTGGCACGACTACACAGTTACCGAAATTATTGCTAGACACTTCTGGGTTGGGGAAACAACTGGATATCAAGCCGTAGCCAATGCATGGGCACAAATAGCAGAAGGAAAAATAGACGAACTTGGTTTGGATGTGGGTTTTGTTGAGTCCGTTGGCTTCCTTCATGCTTTAAATACTTTTGGGAAAAACATTCATATCAACGGATATGGGCATAAAACAAATGGCGGACGTAAATCATATATTGACTATCGATTACTTGAGCAGTACACCTCTAGCGAAAATCATGGTGATTTTGTAGATAAGGGTTATTCCGTTTGTTTAGGCGGAGCACCAAAAGATGCGATTAGCGACTACAAATCAAAATATGCAAAAGAAATGCTTTTAAAGACGGGCACCAAAAAAAAGTCTTATTTGTTTTCAACAAAAGAATATCTTGTATCGGAGTCAATTGTCTCTATTCTGTGCAACGACTTCATGGAGTCATTGGCAGATTCAATGAACACGGCATATGGACTTAGATTTGTTCATGCTTTTACATGGTCGTCGCAGCACCATTGGAAGATGGAGGCGCCATGGTGCAATGAGCCAATCACTTCGCCGGGCACAGTTATAGAAATGGTTGCCATAGAAGACCATCATCCAATTTCTGGAGTATTACAAATAGCGGCAGGTTCGCATGCGCTGGACCTTGACCAAAACATCATTGGGGACCTAACCTCCAATGAAAAATACAACGAATATATTCACTACTGTCACAGGTTGGCAAATGCAGATGTTGGGAAAATATATCAACACATGCCCATGGAAGGCGACGCAATCGCATGGCAAGGGAAGTCATTGTATTGCGATGCGATACCAAACAACGAAAAATCACTAACGAGAAACGCGCTGTTTGGCATATTTGAAAAAGTCAATATTGAGGACAATAAAGACTCTTTGCTACCCATCCCAAATAGGAATAAGTTGTTTCTGATTAAGTGATTACATCCCGAGCATGTAATCGATATCGTTTTTGATTATTCTCAGGGATTCGTTAATTCCCTTTTGTTGCAACTTTGTTGGATACGGGGCGTTTGTCCACTCAAAAAATTCTTTTTCTCCCAATTCTTGTTTGAGTTTTTCCAAACCCTCACCCTGCCACCAAGGGAATGGCTCGCCATGCGGTGTTCGTTCACCGAGAAGAAATCCATTGTGATAGCGCAAATATTGCGTTCCTGTCCTATCAATCAAAAACTTTGTAAAATTACCAGTCAAATTGGACATTCCCCTTTTGTCATCTGGCTTTGACGCCTTTACTTTTGCCCAAGGAATAAATTCGTCAGTATAGGGGGTTCCGTTTTCTTGAAAATCTGCCGAATGACAACCAGTCAAATAAAACCACAATTCATGAATGTCCTGAATCTTTTGAGCATTTGGAACATAGTCTTCGCTGTACGAGTGCTTGTCGTATCTACCGTTTGTCAACTCAGTGAATTCGTATGTTGAGCCGAAATGGGTCTTGGCATAATCCTGTGCTATTTGACCTGGGGTCATGCTCAGCGCATTTTTTTCAGCATAAGAAGCGAGTCCGCCCTGGAACTGTTCGTATCCGTGACACACAAAGTCGTCAACAACCACAGCCAAAATTTTAAAATCTGGGTTTCCCTTATACATTTGATGAAGTTGCTCAATTACGCCGTGTTGAGGAATATTCCCGCAGCCTGCGGCGACATTGAAAAGCAGGGTTACCTTACCCCTTGCGTCACCCAAAACGTCACTGTTTTTCCCGTCGGCTGACTTGATTTTTATGTCGTAAATAGACAATGGCAGGGTTTCGATTGCCCCCGAAATAGGCGCTATACTCATAAGAACATTCTACTATCACGACATCCCAGGTCAAGAAAGGTCCAATACAATGAACTCAGCCATAAATGTTTCGTGCGAATATCTTGGAGACCCTCGCTTCGCGATTATGGTCTACAGAAATATGCTCCCCAAAGAACTGCGTTTGATAGAGCGCTTGGAGGAGACGATAGGGACGAGCACAACACCCCCGTACATGTGGATGGAGGCCCTTGTCGGACACCAGGAAAAGATGCCCGACTACAGGGACTGTTTTGACTGCAAAATTAGCGAACAACTTGCGAACCAGGCGCCAGGCGAGTTCTTGGAAATAAAGGCCATTTGGTCAGACACAATCGAAAGACTCACGCCGTGCTTGCGTCATTATGAGTCAATGTACAACGTAAAAATGGAATGGATGGAAGCAATTAATTACGTCAAGTACGGACCAAAACAACACTTTCAAACTCACACCGACCACGGATTTTCTTACACATGCACGATATCGTCCATCATGTATCTAAACGATGATTATGAAGGTGGAGAACTGTTCTTCCCATATTTTGACTTGAAGTTCAAGCCAGAAGCAGGAGACATTGTTTTCTTCCCATCGACATACATTTTCGCTCACGCAGCACTTCCAGTTCAGAGCGGAGTGAAATATTCTGCCGTCACAATGTTTGACTACAACGACAAGAACCACAAGCAGGTTCAGTCTTATTCTCCAGTTGCGGCAACACGTGGGGTGAGCACATCACAGTGACAAATGTTCAGTTTGTAAAAACGACACAAAACCCGCCAGAAATTAGACAGTCGCGAATCAAGCGAGACTGGATGGATGAGACCTACAAAAAGCATGCTTATCAATGCATGCCAATGTCTGTCGCGAATGTTTTAGGTTGGGAACTGGTGCTGAGTGAGGATGTTGTTGTCCAGTGGGATGGCGGCAACTCAGTCCCCAAAATATTGTCTGGCGAAAAAACATCAAGCGGTTTTACACAAGTCCACTGCTCAATAATTGGAATGGTTTCTTTTGCAATGGGCTGGGTCGTGAGAACAGAAAAAAATTACAGTACTTGGTTTTCTGGTTCGCCAAACTATTTGAGAAGTGACGCACAGGCACTTTCAGCAACTGTTCCTACATTTTGGTGGCCAGACGAGGTTCAAATGAACTGGAAAATTAATGTCATTGGCGCGCCTGTCACATTCAAGGCCGGTGAGCCAATTTGCTTCTTTAACATATACGACAACAGGGTTATGACGGATGCGACCGTTTCGGTATCAAATTTATGGGATGACAAAGAACTTATGGAACAAAGAATGAAATATGGACAACTAAAGAGCGACAACAATAATGAACGTCCATGGACATGGACAAAAGGCATAAAGACAGGTCTTGACGCTGATGGCAATACTATTGGGCCAACATTCACAGGACTTCCTGTAATTTCTGTTCCAAATCAATAATGTTATAATTTGCCTTATGGACGATAGATACTTTGGTTATTATCCAACAATTGATGACCAAGCAGTCAAGGAAATCATGGCTATGGACATGGTCAAACTTGGTGGCGGTGTAATCGCATTTCCAAATGCCTTCAAGGTAAATCAAGAACAATTACTTCCATGGATTGACAAAGAAGGGAAGCATGCGCATGAGCAAAGATGGAAATTTGACTACGACCTAGAAGGAAATAAATATGCCGTAAACGAAGACGGCAATAAATTCTCCATAGAGCAGATGAACGAAGTGCCGGTGAGAGTGCTTCAGGTTGTCAACGAGAACACCGAACAAAATATGATTGATTTCTTTCGATATCTGGAAGATTCAATTTATAAATGTGTACTGAAATACATACACGAATTTCCAATGGTTTTGCCAACTCTTTGGTGGAGGACTAGAGGGCATGCTTTGAGATACTCCAAGGGCAACTACTTGGGAGTTCACAATGACAACGACACAAATTTTAGAGCCGAAAAAGGTAAGAAGTACATACCGAAGGGACAATTGGGTGCACGTCAGACAATTGCAATCATGGCTTATTTCAACGATTGCGTCGATGAGGGAACGGTTGGCGAGAACCAGTATTCAGGCGGCGAATTATTCTTTCCTTATTTGGGGGTTGAGTATCAGGCCAAAGCAGGAGACATAGTTGTGTTTCCATGTAATTTCATTGCGACTCATGGCGTTCGCACTGTCACCGAAGGAAATCGGTACGGATATTTAACTTTTTACGCTCAAGGAAGCAGTGACCCCAATGTGCTCGTGGAAGTATTCGACGTTGATACGGTAAAGGCGTGGTGCGAGCCGCATTGGTTAGAGCCATTATACGAAGATTATAAAAAGTACTGTGGCATTGAGGAGTTTGGTAAATCCGAGGAGGAGTTAAGCGGTAAGCCAAATCCCCTTTTCCAAAATAGGTCGCTAGAAGGGGAGGATGGCCTGAAGCAGGCGTACAGGCACTCAGACGTATTTGATGCCAACAATAAACGAGGCAAGGTTCAGTCGCTATAGGCGTCGCCACCTTTGCCTTTTTTTGAGTAGCAGTGCTATTATTGAATCAACAACGGTCAAGACGCGGCTAAAAGGAGACCAATGAAACTCAACACAAATATTGACGTAGCGACACAAAAGCGCCTTGTGGAAGAGGCAATTGCAGCGCAGGAAACAGAAGTATTTGGCGTACTGCTTCGCTACGGGGTAGACGTTGACACCTTTGACGAAGCCACTTTTTCTGAGTCTTTCGCCGAGAACCAGACAGATGTTCAGCAATGGAAACTGGACGTAAAGAAAAAACTTGAAACGATTGCGTCCCTCAAATCACGTCTAGAAAAACTTGGGTAATCAATGAACCTCTCAGAAGCGCAACTTGCCAAGGCAAAACAAGAAGCAAAAAAACTTCTTGAGCACTCAATCGGCGTCTTGTGCATGTCGCTTGGCGTCGACGTATCGACAATTGATGATTCATACGACCACGATTTGCCAGAGGGGCATTCGGAATATGCTGCTCATGAATCGCTGAAGCGTCAAGTAGCCAATTACGTTTTGATTTCTGACTCTTAGACATGATTCCAAAGCCAGTTGTTCCACTTCACCTAGATGAGGCAAAGGAAGAAAAGCCGCGCATGCTGAGGTATAAGGATTATGAGAACAATGTTGCTCAATGGAACCCAGACACAAGGCAGTGGGAATTTAAAAACGGTCAAATGATGAATTGCGATATCACTGACCGATTTTTAGCGAAAGAGCAGTAAAGATATGCCAAGGTCGTGTGCTGCCAATTCAGCAGAAAAACTTTTTGACGCAGATAAGCATATTGTGGATTTGTGGCAAGACATCGCTGAAATTCTTTTTGTTACCGGTCTCGACCCTGCCAACTTTGAAAGTTACGAAATTGGTCAAATTATCACTGCCCTAAGAGAAACTTTTTCCACAAAAGATTCTGGATTTGGAAGAGACCCAGCGTATCCATTTATTTATCGCAATTACAGTTTCTTTATACCGAAACTTAGAAATGCTTTTTTCTATTTGCAAGTATCTAAATACGGGAAAGAACTATGAAACCAGAAGTCCTTTTCGCCGGAATGGTAAGTACACAACTTTCTTCGTCTGGCACGTCGCTGGTCTCCAATGAATTTAAAACAAACATGGAAGACTGGTCAACCAAGTGCTGGAACACGATGGCCGAGGCAAGTGTTGACTTGAGCCATAACGCTGTGGGTTTGTCCACCGTGTCAATGCAGTGGCGAGTTTCAAAAGACATGACTGATGAATTTTGGGTTGGCGCGATAATTCCCCAAATGGCAATAGAGGATTTTTTAATTCGCACCAAGCAACCAACATCAATACTGTTTGTTGGGGGACTTAGCAGTTCGGTGTCTCGTTTTCTTTTGGCGCCAGAAAATGTTTTTGACGGTTTCAAAAATGCAAATATAAATTTTGTGAACGATGTCGGCCTTTTCATGTATGAGAAAAATCTAAAAAACGTTTACGAGCACACCTCCTTTGGGTACTCGGTGTACGACAAGTCAGAACTTATTTCTGGAATCGATGAACAATTTGAAATGATTGCAGTTCAATCCTGGGATGTGGCGTTTGATATGGAGTATCTCGATTCGTTGGTCAACGCTTTGGCTCCGGGCGGGACGCTTGTTATTTCCGCAACAAACGATGCATCAAATATGTACTCGTCCTCATACACTTGGCACCCGTATTACCAGTTCCATGAAAATCTCAAAGGCTTGTCGGGAACCTCGTATCATTTTCCGCAATTTTACGGGGTTACGGTTTTTGTAAAGAATTAGATTCTTGCTTGTGGGTTTGTGCCCATATAGTATTTGTGTATGGAAACTTCAATAAATTACGGCATGGGCATTGTCTGTTTCCCAAATTCTATAGAAGTTGACCAAGACCTGGTTATTCCATATTTTTCATCGCTCAAAGAGAAGGCAATTAAAGACGATTACACCATTGTTCATGAGGATGGACAAGAGCCTTATGCGATAAACAGAAGCGGCCACAGATACGAAATTGAAGACATAAAAAAGAGCGCAAGTCACATCATGGACTTCATCAACGAAGATAGTCCGAAAGAGTTGGTTGAATTTTTTAATGAATGTGAAAAAACCATCTATGAACATCTTTTGATGTACATAGAAATGTACCCGCATGTTCTCCCAAATATATGGTGGACGGAAACTGGCCATGTGGCCGCTTATGGCGCAGGCAGCAGCATGGGGACTCACAACGACAACGAAGTGAATTATCAAGTTGGTTTTGAGCCGGATTTACAACTTGCTACAAGGCATGTATTGAGTGTGTTGCTGTATTTAAATTCGTCCGTTGGGAGTCAAAAAGAACTAGGCAAATATGAATACAGCGGTGGAGAAATTGAATTCGTATATGCCAATTCTGTACATCAACCAAAATCTGGCGATTTGCTCATATTCCCATCAAACTACCTTGGCACACATGAAGTGAGGCCATGCCTGAGTGGGGAGAGATACGTTTACATTTCTTATTTTTCGCATGGCTCAGCCCATATCGAACGAGGCATACAGCCAGGACCAAGTGTCCCGGTTGGCAAGCAAAGCCAGGTTTGGCTGCCAACTATTGTTGACGATTATGTTTCGTACATTAGTGAAAAGCATTCATCAAGTAAACTAAAGCCATTGATGACTGGGGTTCCAACAAGAACTCATAGTTCAAGCACTAAAAAATATTTACCGCAAAGCAGGAACATTGTAAATGAATAGCAATTGCTTGATAGAGAACTTGGGCGGTGGCGTAGTTTTGTTCAAGAACGCAATCTCCCTGGATTGGGACTCGGTATTTGATATTGCCGAGGAACTGGTAGACCTTGATTCGCCATCAATGTACAAGCCGGCAATAGACCCAGAAACTGGCGAAAAGATTCTTTCAAACAAAAGCGACTATATCTATTCCGAAGACGCAGCAGGCGACATGCCCCGCAGATGCTCGGTGGCGCACCAATCAAATGATGCCGATGTTGTCAACTTGCTTAACGCGCTTGAATCAACAAGAGATGAATGCCTGCTTCATTATTTTTGGGAATATCCGTTGGCCTACAAGGTTGTGTGGTGGAAAGTTAAGGGGCATTTCGTTTCTTATTCGCCAACAAAGGGCGGACTTTACTTGGGGATTCATAGCGATACGAGTGCCGACTATGCATATGGTTTTGACCACCCAAAGCAACAGTTGGCCACAAGAAACAGTGTTTCATGTTTGATTTATCTCAACGATTGCGTTGATACAGAAGAAGAATTAGACGGAAAAAACTTTACTGGCGGCCACCATCACTTTAATTATTTGAACATAACATACAAGCCACAAAAGGGTGACGTGCTGATGTTTCCTTCCAACTATGTTGCAGGACACGAAGTGAGAACCGTCACTGGAGGGCACAGGTACTCGTACTTGGGCTGGTATGCGCACGGAACGCCAAATCAGGCAGTTGGAGAATATGTAGTGGACCCTTCGGTTAACTCATCGGCCACTAATGTGTACATGCCTTCACTCCGTGAGGATGTTTTGGCTTTTGCCAACAAAAAAGACCCATCTGGCAGTTCTCACCTACACACACTCGTATCAAGGATTTGGTAATGAACATCCATCATCACGGCTCAGGAATTGTCCAATTTGGAAACTTGTCTTTGATAAATCAAGATTTATTTAAAGAGGTAATGAGTGGTATTGAAAAAAATACACTGCCTCAAGGGTACACGGAATCGCCAATATCGAAAGATGTAAAACTAAACAACGGTTTATACGAATATTCAGATGAAGACATCCAATCTGCTCCAATAAGGTACAACAATTATCTTTATCAGGACATGCCGAAAGAGCATGTTGATTTCATTCTTTCGTTGGAAAATGCCCTTTATCAAAGCATGGTTCAGTATGCTGCGCTATTCCCGGTAGTGATTAATTCAATTCGATGGAGAACAAGAGGTTATTTCATCAGATATGAAGAGGGTCAAGGAATAGGACCTCACTCGGACTGCGATTTGCCATACGGTGAAGACAACGCAACTCCGCTTTCGTCCTTCCCTATCTGTAATACTGTCACCGCAGCGGTCATCCTCAATGATGATTATGTTGGAGGAGAGGTCTCTTATGCACCTTGGGGTATTGAATTCAAGCCAAAGGTGGGAGACATTCTCATGTACCCATCTTCTTATGCTGGCTGCCACAGCATAAAGCCAGTTATCCAAGGTGTTCGTTATGCGTATCTGTCTTGGTTTGCCCAAGGCAGGAACGAATCAACACCATCCCCAAGTCAAAAAACATCGGAACTCGATTCAATCAAGTGGGTAAAAAATCTCAGGGAAGATGCATCCAAACTTACGCATGGCAACCTTGAGAATCGACATATTCCAGTCGGTAACGTGTTTGCTTCGCCAGTAAATGTGCCGGACCATTTAGGTGGTGGACATTACTTTGTCATTGGTTTAGATACAAAATAGTTACATTGTGAATGTGTCTAAGTTTTCTGTCGGGTTTGCTTCTCAGGACTGGTCCAAAGTTGGAGAACTGCTAATCCCAAATGGATGCACTTGGTATAGGTGTGTGCTCCCGCTAAAAGAACTTCAAAAGTTTGGACATGGTGCTGTTGTCGGAACTGTTGCATCATCTTCTAGCGGAGAAATAGGCATAGGTATACGAAAGCCACTTTATTCACAAGAAGGAACGGCAAGTGGACTCAACATAATCGTGTTCAAACTTGCCATGCACATATCCAACTTGACCGCAATTGAAAAAGCAGAGTCAAGCGGGCAAAAGATTGTTGTAGATATCGATGACTGGTTTGACGGCTTGCCGGAATCAAATAGGGCATTTGAAACTACAAATCCAGAAACAAATAAAGAGAACAACAGAGATATCTACTTTTCAGTAATTAATAGAGCCCACGCCCTCATTTGTTCAACTCCATTTCTATATGAGCAATACAAACTCAAATACCCATCGAAGCCGATATTTATGGTTAGAAATGGAATTGACCTGGGTAGATGGAAGAAGAAAAAGCACTTTTACAAAAAACCGGTTATTGGATGGGTCGGGGCAACTCCATGGAGGGGCAATGACCTGGAGCAACTAAGTGGCTTTTTTGGAGATTATCTCTTGCGAAATAAGTTGACCTTTCACCATTCGGGCCACATAGACGGCGCGCAAAAAGCATCTGAACTTATTGGGGCTCCAAGTGATAAGTCAACGACACAAGGAATGATTCCAATACTCAACTTGCCAGAACTTTTTAAGAAAATAGATATCGGCATTGTTCCCCTGAACAATATTCCGTTCAATCATGCCAAGTCCTACCTGAAGGGCCTTGAGTATGCGGCGGCAGGAATACCTTTTGTTGCTTCTTATTCGCCGGAATACGAAGTCCTTGCCCAAAGCGGTATTGGGAGAGTAGCCTATTCAGAGTCGGATTGGCTTTACCATTTTGATGAGTTACTGAATCACAATATGCGAAATGATGAAGCAGAAGTTTCTCAAGAAATACTTAAAGAACAATTCTCTATGGACGTCATTGCAAAAGAATGGGAAAACGTATTCATGAATATTATGGACATCAAGTAAATGAACAAATTATCCAAAATGAATGTTGGATTTGCATCTCTTGACTGGTCAGTCGTTGACGGCCAGCATGTTCCAAATGGGTGCACTTGGTATCGGTCCATACTTCCGTCGCAGCAGTTAAATCTTGCTGGCGCTGCATCTGCTTTTGGATTTTTGTCAGTAAAACCAAATGGAGAGTTTGCAATCAAAAGATTGAATAAAAGTTTTTCTAACAACAACAATATTATTGTGTTGAAAGTTATTATGTCAAAGGAAGTTCTTGAGCGAATTCCAAAGGCACAGTCACGTGGTCAAAAGATAGTTGTTGACATAGATGACCTTTATGACGAACTGCATTCAACCAATTTGGCATATCAATCCAGTTCGCCAAATTCCAACAAAGATAACAATAGAGAAATATACGCAGAGATAATCAAAGTCTCTGATGCGCTAATTTGCTCAACCCCATTTATACGCGATTACTTTTCAAAGAAGTATCCGTCAAAGCCAATATTTATGGTTCGCAACGCCATACAGAACAATTCATTTAAGCGCTTAAAAGCGGTTAACAGAGCGCCAGTAATCGGCTGGCTTGGCGCTACACCGTGGCGGTCAATGGACCTTGAGGTAATGCAACCTTTCTTGGATTCGTACTTGGAAAAAAATAAAATAAAATTTCATCACGCAGGCCACCTGATATGGGCTCCAGCGGCATACTTGAGGCTTGGCATAAATCCCAAGAACTGCACAGTTAGCGGAATGGTTCCACTGTTTGAAATGCAGGACGCCCACGCAAAATTTGACATCGGTGTAGTACCGCTAAATGATATTCCGTTTAATAGGGCAAAATCCTTTATCAAAGGCGTTGAGTATGCCGCCTCTGGAATACCTTTTGTTGCTTCTGCTTTGCCGGAATATGAGTATCTCTCATCGATGGGAGTTGGAAGAATTGCAAAATGCGATGCCGATTGGATAGGTCATTTTGATGAACTTATGAAGTTCAAGGTACGCGAAGAAGAGTCAAAAAAGATAAACAAGATTATTGAAAAAGAATTTACTATGTCAAAGACTGGACCGGAATGGGTGTCTGTGTTTAAGGAAATAAGTAGTTTGTAGTTTGCCTATACAGGTACTGGGTCTTATGAAGACTATTTGTTTTTGCAACATAACTTTGTTGCAAAATGTCTACGCTGAACCGCCACCGAAAAGCACTTGCCCGCATTCTTGGCCCGGTGTCCCTTCTTATTGCGCTGATAGGCGTGTATCCGGCCGTAGCAGATTCAACTGGAATACCATCACAATCGATACAAGGTGCTGGATTTGAGGCTGGCAACCTAACTGGGTGGGACAAAGGCTCACAGACTGGGACTCTTGGTGCATCCATTAACGGAAATGGAACAGGTGTTTCTGTTTTTAACGGTTCCAGAACATTTACGCATGGCCCCCACGGCGCGATGGGCAGTCCAACGGTAAACGGTCAGCCAAATAAGTATTATGCGCCTGCTGTTGCAGCAGGAAGTTGGACATTTTCTCCAAACAACAATTCATACGCTGCTTTACTGCAGCCAAAGAATAACGAGGCAACCTTTTCGGCCGCAATGTCAGCACTCGGCTTGTCCGGCTCACCGCAAACAGCAATACAAAATGAATTGATAGCAGATGCACAGGCATCCGGCAACGGAAGCCCAAATCCAACCAATGCTGCTTGGATTACCAAAGAAGTCGAGTTGACGGCAGATGTTACATACACGATGTCCTGGAACTATGTCGGTACTGACTATGTTCCATTTAACGACGGCTCGATAACTTCCCTTGTTCCGGTGACGGTTGGGTCAACTCCAGTAATAAAAGTTAACAACTACACAGCACAGTATGCACTTTTGGGATTTACAAATCCAGGAACTGGCGACTACTCGGTTAATTCATACGGTTCAACTGGCTGGCAAACCTCCACTTATGAAGTTTCCGTAACCGGAACATACAAACTTGGATTTGCATCTTTCAACCTTGGCGACACCGCATTGTCTCCAGTGTTAATGATTGATGATACGGCTGGCGTAACAAATCGTTGCGCCACAGATGGAAGCAATTGCACAACATTTGGTGGCGTGCAGCCAAATAATGAAACTGCCCCTGCAATTGAAACGACTACAACTACGACTACTTCCACAACTACTACTGTTCCGCCGACTACAACAACGACGGTTGCGCCATATTACAACGCAGTCACAAATCTCACTGCTGTAGCAAACGCAGATGGAAGCATAGACCTTGACTGGGATGCTCCAGCATCAAGCAACTTAAATGTCTACGGCTACTCAGTTAGTTTTTACGACCTTGATGAAATTGGCGGAACAACGTCAGGTGGCTGGGGTGTGTGGACTAACCAAGGCACCAACTACTCGCTAAGTACTGGAATGTTTTCTGGAAGCAACCCCGTAACTACTGGATTTGGACCTGTGCGCTTTGGCATTAAAGCGGGAAATCAAAGTTGCTTCTCTGGCGAAGGCGTAGGTCCGTGTGTATACGGACCCGAAGTAACTGTTGATGCAACTGTTATTGACCCGAATTCAACTACAACTACTACAACCACAACTACGACAACTACGACTGTTTATGTCGCCCCTCAGACCACGACGACTGTTCCTCCCGTGGAGACAACGCCTCCCCCGACAACCACTGTTCCTGAGCCAGAAGAGACCGAGCCTGGAACGACTGTGCCTGATGAGACTGATACGACTCTTCCCGATGAAGACGAAGAGCCTTCAGTAACGACACCCACGACTTTACCGCCTCAAGAAGAAGACGAAACAGCAACGACTACTCCGATTGAGACTCAGCCTGATGAGGAGCAAACTCTTCCACTTGATGAAGAAGCAGGACAGCAAGAAGAGCCACAGACGACAGAACCAGAAAACCAAGAAAGCCAAACAGAATCAGAATCCCCACAAGATGAAACTGTAACAGAAATAGTTGAGGAACTAGATGCAGTTCTTAATGATGATGCTTCGGCGGAAGAAATCATTGAGGCTGTTGGGGAAGTTCTAGAATCAATCACTGACGAAGAGGAATTGGTCGCCGTCGTAGGGGCCATTCTTGACTCAATTTCAGAAGACAAGCCAGTTGAAGAACTCACAGAGGAAGAAAAGGAGAAGATTGTCGCTGTGGTTGAGGCGGTCTTAAGCGCTGGTGTTGATTCCTCGGTGGCTGCAGAGTTGGCCTCTAGCGCAGCCGTACTTGAGTCCATAGATTCCTCCCAAGCAGAGGCGGTCTTTGAGCAGGTATCCGCAGAAAGCCTTAGCGATGAGCAGGCAGAGGCAGTCGTAGAGGCCGTCCAGAGCGCTCCAGAAGCCATTAGAGGGGTGTTTGAAGAGGTTGTGGACCTATTCCAGGGTGCATTTGATAATTACACGATGCTGGGCCAAACCATCGATGTTGGACAGCGTCGTACCGTCGTTGCCGCAAGCCTGCTCACGGCATCCGCAGCCGCGCTGAGCGCCAGTGGTCCAATCGGGCCAAGTTCCGGTGGTTCCGGTGGCCCTAGCGGTTCTTCTCCGACTACAAAGCAAGACACAGCCACTAGACGGAATGAAGAGGAAGAATCTGAGGCTGCTGGCGAAATTGCCGGCGACGGTCTGGATTGGATTAAGAGTATAAGTATTTACAGATATGTAAATGGGGTGAAGGTTATGAACTGGAAAGCATTTATCAAGAAGTTCGTCTACGGCTTGCTCAACATGGGCTTTACGATTGCTGGCTCACTTGTTGTGTATTTAACTTTGTCTGGGCCTATTCAGAGAATTGCTGGAGTATCAACAGTTCTGGCAATCGCCGCCGCCATGTATTTGCACATGAAAGAGCCTGAAGAAGGCTGATTGACGCTAGACTAAGCGCACCGAATACCCCCAACCCAAAGAGGTGCAAATGCAACCAGAACTAGATGTTCTCGATATGGCCAAGCGCGAGTGCAAAGGCTTGGCAACAGACCATGAAATTGAATGGCTTCACGCCGAAGAAAATCGGCTGGCATGGTGCCATGCGCTAATTACAGCCTTGTCAGATAGCGAGTCTCAGGTTGTGTTCCACAAGAGCCGGATTGACATGATGGCAAAAGATGTGGAACTCGGCATCAAAGACGCAAATGACTACTACGAAGAAAAGCAAAAGTTTGACGAGTGGGTCCGCAAATCCCAGCGGTACCGGAACGGGATTAGTAAGCGCCTCTCCGAAGTAAAAACGATACTTGCCGACACAACTTCGCTAGACCTCGTGGAAGAAAACGCCAAACTTTACAAGGCGATTATTGAACACAAGCGCGCGTCGTTTGAGGGCGAGTACACAGCAGAACCGCACGACATCAGGCTATGGTCGACAGTCCAGGCATAACAAATGCCTACGATGTAAAGCCACTAGCAACGGCATTTAGAAAAATTGCAGGTCTGTGCGATGGCGCAGAGCAGCAGGATGGTGTTGGTTTCAGTAAGGCAGATTCTCGTTTCGGGGCGCTCGCTTCGTTGCTTCCGGACACAAAGTGGTCGCCAGCAATTTCGTACATAGCCTGGACGGTTCTTGGACGTTATGTTGGCCAACTCAAAAGTCATGGAATTGACTATGACCAAATAGTTCCGCCCCCAAGACCCAAGAATTATTTAGGTGCAGATGCAACATCAATAATGTCAGAACTTCGCCAAAAGGGAGTCAATAGGGTCTCAACAAATGGCGAAGTGTTTGCTATTGAGTGCGAGTACGATGAGCAACTGATAGGCGAACTACAAAAAATACCTGGCGCCCTATGGAACCAAGAAGCAAGCATGTGGCTGGCTCCGCTCTCAAGCAAAGAGCAGGTAGCGTCTTTGATAAAGCAGTACAAGTTCAACACAACGAAAGAATTCGATGATATGAAAATAGTTGCAGAAGAACAAACCGTAGATACGACCAGAACAATAACGGTCTCAAAGAGCGGCCGTCTTGTCTTTGAGTTTCCCTACGACCAAGATATTGTTGCTGAAATCAAGCAACTTCAAGGTCGCTTGTGGGATGTAAAGAAGCGGGTATGGACAGCCCCGCCCTCGCTGAGCGCAGTTGAGATTGCAGACAAATACGGGTTTTCGATTTCCAAGTCCCTGCGCGACACGCTGCTAAAGGCAGCAAAGCGCGAAACTGAATTGCTTGAGGCGTCCACATCTACCGATGCAGATGTGGTAATCCCCACTCTTTCTGGAACTCTTATGCCTTATCAAAAGGCCGGAGTTGCATATGCATCAACAGTTGGAAGGTGTCTTATCGCTGACCAGATGGGTCTTGGCAAGACGGTTGAGGCGATTGCAACGCTGGAATCAAAGGATGCATTCCCGGCAATCATCGTGTGCCCTGCATCCCTGAAGGAAAACTGGCGCAGAGAGTTTGCAAAATGGCTGCCCCACAGAACGGTCAATGTTGTATCTGGGAAAACTGATATTGTTTCATGTGATGTGAACGTGGTGAACTACGACATTCTGTATAAGTTTGTTGAGCCAATCAAGCACCTAGAACCAAATGGACTGATACTTGATGAGTCGCACTATGTAAAAAATGCGACATCAAAACGTGCCAAGGCAGCAAAAGATATTGCCGCTTCGGTAAGCAGGTCTGGCGCAGTTCTTCTTTTGTCCGGAACTCCAGTTATGAACCGACCAGCAGAACTTGTATCTCAGTTGGAGATTATGGGAATGCTGAGTCGCTTTGGTGGTAAGTGGTCATTCCTGAAACGGTATGCAAATGCTCATCACAATGGATTTGGCTGGGATACCGGTGGTGCCAGCAACCTTGTTGAACTGAATACAAAACTCCGTCAGAACTGCTACATCCGCAGAACAAAAGACGAGGTGCTACAAGAACTTCCAGACAAGGTGCGAAATGTCGTTCACCTTGATGTATCCGGTGCTGGATTCAAGGACTACAGAAATGCAGAAAATGACCTTGTCTCATTCCTAAGCGCAAACGGCTACAAAGCAAAAGACTCATCTGAACATCTGGCAAGAACGCAGGTTCTAAAAAAACTTGCGGCGTGGGCAAAGATGGACGCGGTAGAAGAGTGGATTGATTCTTTCTTGGAGTCATGCGACCGCAAACTTGTTGTGTTCGCCCACAACGTTGATGTAGTTGACCACCTTTCAAACAAATACGGAGGCTTTAGGGTTTCTGGTCGCGACACGCTCGAAGAGCGACAGCGCGCAGTTGACGCTTTTCAAAATGACAAGGAAGCACGAGTGATTGTTCTCAACTTGCAGGCTGGTGGAGTTGGTATCACACTTACTGCTGGTTCAGATGTTGTATTTGTTCAAATGGGCTGGACGCCAGGCGAGCATGACCAAGCAGAAGACCGCTGTCACCGAATCGGTCAAAAGAACAATGTGCAAGCGTGGTATCTACTTGCCGCAGACACGATTGACGAAGATATCTATGACCTCGTTGATGCAAAGAGAAAAATCGTTGATGCAGTTACAGAAGGTGATGAAGTTGAGCAGCAATCTGTTGTCAAAGATTTGATGAAGAGGCTTTTGGCTAAAGCAGAATAAATCGGACCATAGTCCGGCTATACGACTCCTTAGTTGAGACTGTTAGTGGCGTTATGCCCTAACAAAGGAGTCATCATGGACAAGAAGAACCAGACAATCGACCAAGTCGTTAAGGGTGGCGCACTCGGCGTCGTTGTTTACCTTTGCGACAAGTACAACGTCGACCCAACACTCACGGCTCTTTTGATGCCGCTTGCTGCCGCCGTTTTTGCATGGGCGAGCACAAAGGTCGGCGACCCGTCGGTTGCCTCGTTCCTTGCGAAAAAGGAGGAAGCCAAGAAATAGGTATCGCTACCTCGGTGTGTGCGCTCAGTGCGTAAACACTCCGCTGGGCGCACACTCTGGCTGAATAATTATGGAACTCATCAAAAATGTAATTCTGCGAATCTTCGCAACTTTCGTTGTGACCGGTCTCGGAGTCATTGGCGCAGGCACCATTGCTGGCGTATCAATGGAGAAGGCCGTATTTATGGCAGGAATCGGCGGCGTGGCGAATGTTCTTGAAGGCTTGGCTCGTGCTTTCCTTACTGACGGAAAACTGTCTGAAGATGAAGTGAACCAGGTGTTTGCAAAAGTTGAACAAGAAAATCCAGCACACCAATAGGAGATAGAAGATGTCCGAACTGTACATTGACAAACTGACACCACCAAAGGATGTTGCCGGACACAAGCCAGGAAGATTGCCAGATGGACTTCTTTCCAAAGTCGATGGTGGACGCCTGCACTGGCTCGCCGCAAATGCTTGGAAGGCACTCAAAGCCGCTGCTGCTGCGGAAGGCGTTGAACTTAAGCCAACATCTGCCGGCGACCTGTATCGTTCGTACGATGCACAACTCAAGGTGTTTCTTGAGCGCTATACAAAAGAGCCGAACGGCAATAGCACACGCACATTTGAAGGCGTGAAGTGGTACAAGAAGTCTGAAAAACTTGCCAGCCTTGCGGCCCCAGGCACATCTCAGCACAATAGCGGTTTGGCTGTTGACGTTCATACGGCAAGTGGTGAGCGCCTCAAGTGGATGATTGCAAACTGTCGCAAGTTTGGCTGGAGTTGGGAAGTGGTGCCAGAAGAGCCATGGCATATTCGTTATACCAAAGGCGATGATGTTCCAGAAGCCGTAAAGGCATGGATGGACGCAAATCCTGCCGAAGTGTGCAAGCCAGGTGAAGTTGCAGCACCAGCAGCAGAACCTGCTGCAGCCCCTCGCCCCATCACAACACCAGCCGTTGCTCCGCAGAGCGGTGGAGAGGCTGTCAAGAGGGGAAAAGCAAACGCGGCGTCAAATCCGATTTTGCAGGTCGGCTCAAGCGGCGCCGCAGTAAGAACTCTTCAGCAACTCCTGAACAAAGCAGGAGTGAAGTGCGCAACAGACGGCGACTTCGGTCCAAAGACTGAACAGGCCGTGAAGGAGTTCCAGAAGAAAGTTGGTCTGGAAGAAACGGGCATTGTCAATCACAAGACTTGGGCGAAAGTAAATCCGTAGAGAATACTTCATCTATACATATAAACCTGTGAGACTTTACCCGTTCACGAAAGTGAATAACTAGCAGAACAAAGGAGTCATAACAATGGCTGCATCCACATCAACAATTTCATTTGACGTTCATGACTGCAAGGTCTACCCCGTCGCATCAGATGCCACTGGTGGCATCACCTACGGCGCTGCCGTTGACGTTCCTGGTATCCAGGAAGTCTCGGTTGAGCCAAACTTCATCTCGGTTGAGTTGAAGGGTGACGGAAAGGTTCTTGCCAAGAAGGGTAAGGTCGACCGTCTCAACTTCTCCGCAACATACAGCGAATTGAGCCTCGATGTTCTCGCAACCATCTTCGGTGGTTCGACAACGACATCGGGCAGCGGTTCGGCTGAAGCAGCGGCTTACGAGTTCGATGGCGACACCCTTCCGTACTTCAAGATTGAAGTCTTGGTCAACGACCTTGAGTCCGACCTTGCAGAAATGGTCTTCACGCTGAACAAGTGCCAGATTACTGGTGGCACGATTATGTCCGGCTCGACAGACAACTTCTCGACACCGTCGTTCGACGCCGAAGCAATCCTCCCGATTGCAACAGGTATCGGCTTCGGAACAGTCACGCTCCGCGAGGCTGCATCGGGTCTTTCCGCTTAATAACTGAATAGTTCTGCTGGCGTTCACGCCAGTCTTGGGGATTTGTGTGGCCCCAAGACTGGCGTTTGCGCGTTTATGACTATGTATGTATGCTGTGTGCATGGACTATACACCGCTAGTACTCAAGAACAAAGGCGTCCCTTGCCTTTTTGTAAAAACAACAAAAACCGGACCTTCCGAAGAAGATTGGGGTCGCCTGACGACAGAAGAAGGTGAGCCAATCACCGAAACGATTCACGTCAGATTCACAAACAATTCAATTTCTGACATTGAAGAATTTTTCGGCAATCTTGAAAAATGGCAAGAAACACTTGAGCAAAAGCCATACACAACACTCAGGCAGACACTTGCATTCGTTCTGAAGCGCTCAATTTACGATGTTGGCGAAGCAATGCTTGATGGAGAAATTGTCGGCTACTCAAACGTGATTGGAACGGCGTGGTCAATTGCCAATGGCGTGGACCCTATCGTGGCGAGTCGAATGCTCACTCAGACAATCGCACTCGCCGAAGAAAACAAAAAGCGTCTGGCAGAAAGTCTGGCCCAAGCACTACCGGATTTGCAGACTGGAAACAGTGGCTCGGACTCTGGGCCCAAACGGGCCAGCCGCTCGAAGAATTCTGGGAACTAAGTCCGGCCCAGTTGGGCGTAGTTTTTGAAGCGCGTGGCTGGATGAAGCAGCGAGCAGGACAAGAACAACTTATGTCCTTTGCTGCTCAGATGGGGCTAAAGATAGAAAAGTAAGGCTTTTCGCAAATTTGACATTTCCACAGCCTGTGCGAAAATATTTATATGGCCGCGGCAGGAACTGGTGGGGTAAGCCCACTTAACGTACAGGTGCGCATCACCACCACTGGTGTAAATGCTGCTGCGCGCGGAATGAGCGCCGTCACGCGCGCTGGCGGCTCAATGAGCAAGTCGCTTGCTGCCAGTTCAATATCCACCAGAACTCTTGGCGATGCAATGCGAATGACAGCGACCCTGATGAAGTACACGGTTGTTGGTGCATTTATGAATGCCGGCAAACAGGCAATTCAAATGCAGAGACAGTTTGAGTTGGCATTTTCCCGCATTAGGGGCTTGGTCGTCGTTGGTGGTGACAGCATTGACACGATGCGAGAAAAGGTTCTTTCTCTTGCCGGAGAAACAACCAGAGCACCATTGGAACTCGCTGACGCTCTTTACTACATCACTTCTGCCGGTATTAAAGAGGCAAGCACTGCGCTTGAAGTACTTGAGGCTTCAGCAAAGGCGGCCGCTGCTGGTCTGGGAACAACTAACACTGTTGCCGACGCCGTCACTTCTACATTGAATGCATACGGACAAGAAAATTACTCAGCGGCAAAAGCCACTGACATTCTTGTTGCAACTGTACGTGAAGGTAAGGCGGAAGCAGATACGTTTGCTCCGGCACTCGGTAAGGTTTTGCCAGTTGCCGCGGCATACGGCGCATCATTTGAAGACGTATCTGCTGCAATCGCCGCTCTTTCGCGAGGTGGTTTGTCCGCTGGAACTGCTGCTATTTATGTTCGTCAAACATTGTCTCAGTTGCTAAAGCCATCAAAGCAAGCGCAAGAAGTTCTTGCTGGTGTTGGAACTAACGCAGACGAAATTCGCAAGAATATCCAAGAAAAAGGTTTATTTCCGGCCCTGATTGAATTGCGAGACCAACTTGGCGGCATTGAAAACGCTGCGGACTTTACAAAAGTATTCGGAAACGTACGAGCCCTTACGGCAGTGCTTTCTTTGGTTGGTCCTGCCGCAGAAGAAAATGCACAAATCTTCGAGCGCATGCAATCTGCCACTGGAGACTTGGATTATGCATTTTCTGCTTACGCGAATACAACAGATGCGCAATTTAATAAGGCGATGGCGGAACAACAGACAATGTTAATTAAACTTGGCGAAGGCTTAAAGCCAGTCATAACATCGTTGTTAAAACTTGGAACCGCGATAACCAAAACTTTTGGCGCATTTTTGGGAACTGGATTTGGTAGGGGATTTGCTCGTGTTGCCGCTGGTGCGGTAATCGCTGTTGCTGCACTTGCAACAGTTATGAAAACAATGTCGGCACTCATTCGCTTGGGCTCAAACTTAAATATTACATTGTTCGGAACTCAATTTAGATACAACGCAACAACTGGCGCGATTACAAAATACACAACAGCAACAATGACTGCTAGTACGGCTACAGGAACAGTAACAAAGTCAATCGGTGCATGGACTGCGGCAAACGGATTTTTGGCAGGCTCAATCAGAATGGTTGCCCTCTCCATGAATTTCTTGACTAAATCAATGGCTTATATCATCCCAGTTCTAACAATTGGCTTGTTGTTGTTTGAGGGTTTCAAGTTTATTGCTGGAATGTTCAATAGTGGTAAGGAAGGCGCTGACTCTCTTGCGGGAAGTGTTGGAAAACTAAACACGTTGCTAGACGAAGCCGTTAAATACGGAAGGTCAAATCTTGTATTTGACGTAACAATTAATACGGATAACGCCGATGCAATGGCGGCTGTTAAGCGAATGAGGGAAGAAATTGAAGAACAGTCGCCAGACCTCATTCCTGATTTTAAGAGCATGGTCACAAAGCAGGGCGCACAAGCAGGAGCGCTATATATCCAGTCAATGCTTGATACCGCATTTGCCGGAAATACAAAAGAATTTAAAGACACTTTTGTTGCCCTGATGCTTTCGGTGCGACCAGATGTTGCAAAAGCCTTTAGAGAACTTGGCGCAAGTGTTGACTACAACGAAGCATTTGGTGACCCACTTACCAATGCGGAGACATTTCAGGCTCTTGCATCTGCTGTGGCAAGTGGGGCAGATGTAATTTCCAGCGAATCAATTAAGGCTGGCGATGGACTCGAAACATTTATTAAAAAAGTTACCGACACAGAAATGGAAGAACATGCGTACCGAAGCAAAGAAGCGCTTGGTGCGTACGGTCAAGCATTTACTGACACAATTCAAAATACTGGACAACTCAACCCGCTTGTTGCAAATATTAGAAAGTGGCAAGCATATTTTGAATCTGCTGGAACATCCTCAAATACTCAAGCAGAAGTTATTTCTCAAATCGTTGGTCCAGCACTTAAGGGTCTGACTGGAGATTTTGAACTTGTTGGCGAATCGGCCGGAAACTTTAGGGATGTTTTTCTAAAGACTGCAAATGAAACTGCTGCCATTAAGTTTATTGAAAATACATTTGGTGTTGAGGGACAGCGCGCACTTGAAATATTAGAGGTTCTTCGAGACCGAATGAGGGCTATCCCATCTGGCGCAAAAGGTGCTGCCGCATCGGCAAAAGTTTTAGTTGATGCCCTTGGGGAAATGAGCGTTAAATCAGAGGAGGTTGTGCGCAGCGTTTACAGCCTTGATACTGCGGTAACTGCTCTTGGCGACCGTTTCTCTGAAGGCTTGCATCCTGAAATACAGGGTCTGGTTGATGATTTTGATGCAGCGCAAGCAGCACTTAAGAATTTCCAACGAGGCCAAGAAGCCCTTATGGGTGTCACGAGAGGAATGACAGAAGCACAAATTGACTTCCGTGATTCTATGCGTAACTTCAGGGAGGATGCATCGAAAGCCGGTGGCGACCTGTTCTCCGGAAGTGTTAACGCCGACAAGGCCCAAGAAGGCCTTCTTGATGCAATGGACAGTGTTCTTGAGGTCGTAAATCAATTTGCACTTGCTGGAGACGAGGCTGGAGCAACACGTGCGCTAGGCGAAGGAATTGCTCGAATCGTTGGGGACGGAATGGCAGCCGGATTGAGCGAAGTGGACATTACTAAGTTCTTGGAAATGCATCAATTTGGTACGAGCAGTGATGGAATCATGCCGGACATAATTAAAACTCTTTTTGGCGCAAAAGATGCACAAGGCAAGGAAATGCAACAAGTCGGCAATGACCTCATGGCTGGATTTGCCATGGGTATTGAAAATGGTCGACCATATGTTTCGCAAGCGATTGACGCTGTTGGCGATGATGTAATTGCTCGTCTGAAGCGCCGCCTCGGCATCAAGAGCCCGTCAACGGTAATGGCAAAAGAAGTTGGTACACCGTCCGCAGAAGGTGTCGCTGTTGGATTCCAGGCAGAAATGGCTGGTCGTTCTGGTCGTGTAATTGAGAAGTCAATGCAAAATGCCATTATGAACGCATACAAGAAGGGTGGCTATAGGGGTGCTGGCGCTTTCTTCAAAAAGTTCCTTGAGCAAAAAGACAATGTCGAAACACCCGCCACAGATTACGTAAAAGCAGTAATGGGTCGAATGAAGGACATTATTGGCTCACTTTCTGGTTATATCAAGTCGCAGTTAAACTTCCGCAAGGCTCAAGCCGACTTGGCAAAACTCATCAACATGCAGCGAGCGCTTGATGACCGCAGAAAACGAGCCGCTCGTGAACAGCAGTATGCGGAAACGCGCTTTGGCGTTGGTGGAGGCGCACAAGTAACAGGGTACGAACAAGCACAACTTGATGAATTGCAATTGGAATTTGAACGTGTCTCACGCGACTATGCAATGGGGCGCGCATCATATGTCCAACTTGTAGATGCAGAAATCGCCCTATTTGAAGCGCGTGCAGCAGCATCCGAGGTAAACGACACAGTTATTGATTCGCAAAACAAGTTCATCGATGCATCTGTTGATGTTGAAAACAAACAACTTAATCTTGCTGATGCAACGGTAAACGTCCTTTCCGCTTACCAAGGAGTACAAGAAGCAGCAGCAGAACTTTACGCAAATCATAAAGAACTTGAGACTGTTTATAACAATTTGGCAACAGCGACTGGAATTGCTAGTGGCAAGTTGCAAGTTGGCACAACCAACCTAACCACCCTTGGAACCCAAGTTGGCACATACGGTGGCTATGTGTCAACTGTTGGCGGTTATGTTTCTACTCTTGGTAACAATATTGAAGTAACTGGTCAAGCATTCAACACAACTCTTGACGGTCCAGACGGAGTATTTGCAAAGATTGTAAAGGCTGGTGGAAATCTCAATACACTGACCGCCGGCATTGGGGCTGAATTTAAAAATCTTGCTGCCGGGCTCCTCAATAAAGACAGTCAAATGTGGAAGGACCTTAACTCATTGGGTCCAGCAATTTTTAAGGCAATCCAGTTTTCGGCGAACGAATCATTTGCCAAGTCGCCACTTGTTTTGCGAATTCCAGTTACTGCAATCGTTGATGGCGGCGGCGGTGGCGGGATAAACCCAGACTCATCACAAAGCGGACTTGGCACAAAGCCGATGACATATTCGCAATGGCTGAGTGCAAATAAGAAGTCGGTCGAGAACGCCACATTGGCAAGTTTTGGCGGCCAGTATGCAGGAGGCGGCCAAGAGTTCCGGAACCAGTTGGTTGCCTCTGGGGCGTTCGATACTCGATACAAGAGCATTTTGAATAGTGAATGGAATAAGTATCTTGCGGGCTTTAGGGCTGTTGGTGGGCCTGTTTCCGGTGAAATGCCATATGTTGTTGGGGAGCGTGGCCCGGAAATGTTTATTCCAAAGGTTTCCGGAACAATCGTCACGAATTCCGCTCTTGAGCGATACACCAGAAACACACAACGTCAAACAGCGACACCACAGACGTCGTCTGGCCAGCCTATTATTGTCACGGTCAATAACCCAGTACCTGCAGCAGCGGAAGATTCAATCACCCGCCGCATGAAGGTTCTGGCAAACAGTGGATTGTTCGGGTGATATAGGTGTCTACAGCGCTTCCAAATGTTCTTGAGTGGTACGACGTCAATGGGGTAGAACTTGCCACTCACGGCTACATGCTTTCAAGTGTTGAGCGCGGCATTCCCGCTAAAAAGGGAGAAAATGTTGGCTCGGCCATTATTCACGGAACACAATGGCGTGAAAAACGGCTTGACACACGTACAGAAACATGGACCATTTGGGTTAGTGACAATGACCCAGTAAGCGGCTCGGTCGCAGCGACTGAGGCTGGACGACGCTCACAGTTCAACGAAAACTACGACACGGTTTTTAATCTGCTTAACGAAATGCCTGAACTTCTTACGGTCACCCATGTTCGCATCAATCCAGACAACCCTTTGAATTATTCTTCGCGAGTTGCTTACGGTGAAGTTGTTGGCGCAGTAACTGTTTCGGACCATCGTGACTTGAACGTAACTGAATTTACAGTTGATGTTCAGTTTCCTGACCCAAGATGGTTTGCCCTTACAAGCACTTCAGCATCTGCAAACTTCTCCACCACTCCGGTTGCGGTTCCGATGTCCGCGAGCGCAGTAGGCACTGCGCCGATTACCTATATGACAATTACTTTTACTTCCACTAACAATCTGACCAATCCTCGCCTTGTTAACGAAACCTACGCTTCGAGTCAAACAGCAATTGGTTACAACGGCACAATACCAACTGGACAATCTGTTGTTATTGATACTGACGCTTTGACGCTAAAGAAAAATAACGTTAATGATATTGCCAATTTGTATCGTGCTGGCGCTCGTCAATCATGGTTTGAGATATTCCCATTAAGCAACACGATTTCATGTAGCCGCACATCCGGGTCCGGAACAGTGACAATTTCCTATCGGAAGGCCTATTACTAATGGCTAAAACAACCTGGGATGTTTGGGTTGTTCTAGCAAACGACCCAAACCAAACAATTGCGTATTTGCCGCGCTGGAAGTCAATTCAGTTATCCGACCAATTAAACGACGTTGGCTCAGCAACTTTGGAGCACGATTTTTCAGACCCATTCTTTGATGCTTTTCAAGCAGAGCGTGGAGATTCTTTGCTTGACGGTCCATACGCTCTGCAAGTTCGCAGAGATGGAGACCCGGTATTTACGTTTTTTATTGAGGATGTGCAAGTTGACCGCGCCGGAGTAAGTCAGCCGCTTGTTATTGGTGGGCGCGGCATTGCTTCTGCTCTTGGGTGGGGAATTGTCCTTCCAGAGGATTTCAGCAATCAGGCACGAGCAACTGCAGGCACAACACAGCGACCGAAGTTTTTTGACCGACTGTTCCCCGGTTACGCATATAACGTAAGAGTTGCAACGACTGGCAATCTCTCTGCCACCTATGAATCTGGTCCACAGACAGATGTGGCTGGTGCTGGAGCACGCCTTACAGCAACTGCCAATGGTTCTATAAACAACTCCGGAATTGATGGCGTTACAGACCTGGTCGTCGGCGACACCATCCTTGTAAAAAACCAAACAACACAAGCCCATAACGGTGTCTATTGGATTGTTTCTATTGGTGGCTCTTCAAATCCTTGGGTTATTCAGCGCACTGCAAGGGCAGACGGAAGTCCAATCTCAGACCTTGAAGTCGGCAACGCAGCCTTCGTAAATGAAGGAACAACTAATGGGTATAAATCTTTTGCTATTACATCAAATGGTGGTCTGACATCATCAAATCAAGTTGGCTCAGTAAGCATTGTCTGGACCGAAGTTTCGCTTGGTGCGTTCACTGGAATATCTGCCTTTTACATCCTCTTTACAGAAGCAGATACTGGCTATGAGTATTCGACAAAGAAGGAAGACTTTGGCGCAATCAAAACTCTTAACGGCCGTGGAGGAATCGGATACGCGGTTGACTGGCCACTTTCTCTTGATGCAACCCTCACATCATCTTTGGGTAAAACAGACTCGAAAGGGCGAGTCGTTCGAGATGGAGGAAACTTCAACATTGCAGTTGGCCGAACTCTTCTTGATGTAATAAACGAAGTTTCCGCAAATACTGGCGTGGATTGGCATGTCTCGCCAAGCGGCGTTATCAGTGTTGCAGTAAGGCCGTTTACCACTGACACAATTGTGTTTGACGAACCATTTGGCGATGACATGACCAGTGGTTCTGCAGCACTCATTTTTAGTCTTCCAATGCTGGAGACCGTAGAAACACGAACGTCAGTTTCTGAACTACGAACAGTTGTTTATGGCTCGGACGGGTTCAATCTGGATAGGCAAATCTCTGACCGCACAGGAACTTACGGTTTCCGTGAAATGTTTATTGAGAATACGTCGGAAGATGCTCCGGCCGTTGCAAATATCACTGCCTCTGCGGTTCGCCAGGTTCGCGATGGCAAGTTGCAAATAACCACATCATTTGCTGAGCGAGACGGCATGACCGCGTGGGAAGACTTTGACATTGGCGACAAAGTACTCGTGGAAATTGATACAGGAGTATTCAGCGAACGAATTATCAGTGCGATAAGTGCTTCTATCGACGAAAACGGCAACGAAACAATTGAAGTCACTTTCGGAGACATCTTTCAGGATATTGCAAGCAACCTAAAGTACGCAGCAAACTACGGGCGTCTCGGTGCTGCTGAAATACCAACATTTACGCTTCGCGGCACATCATCAAAGCCGTTGGCGCCAACAGGAACTTCTGTTGGCGCTGAAGTTGTTGGGATGAGCAACAGAGTTGTTGCCTCTTGGGAATCCCCAGACAACACAAGCGCTACTCATTACGAAGCGATTGTTTACCGAGAAGAGCAAAACAGTGTTGGAATAGCAATTAGTTATCCAATTGTCGACATCTACCGTGACGGAAATATTGCTTATGCAGAAGTCGATGACCAGCATGGCTTTAATGTTGGCGACTTAATCAATATCACTGGCACTACAGACGGATACTTTGACAGAACTCTTGTGTTTTTGACAAGTGCGTCAGCAACTTTTTTTACATTTGACGACGTAGGCCCAGACATCCCAACAGGAACAGCATCTGTCGGAGACGTAACTCGAATTGTTGAGCGTCACTCGGCCACGGTTGCCGCAGACAAAAACTCTGCAGTGTTTGAGAATCTTGCTGCTCCTGGGCGAGAATACCAATTTACAATTCTTCCATATACGACAAACGGTCAGTCCGGCGTGCCATCTCCTCCGTTTTCCTTCACCGCTTCGGCAAGCGCTCAGGTCTTGTTCAACGGAGCAATCCGCTCAAACAACTATGTTGCAGACACAAGCGGATGGACAATTGAAGCATCTGGAGATGCAGAACTCAACTCAGTAACAGTACGAAATGGCACATGGGTTCAAGGAACACTTACCGCACCAACGCTCCAAACATCTACATCTAATCCTCGAATTATCATAGATTCTTCAGGACTCCGAGCATTCAATAACGCCGGAGATTTGGTAACTCAAATTAGTTCCGTGACTGGTGACCTTTACACAGTTGACGGATATTTTGCTGGTCAAATTATTGGTTCAACAATTGATATTGGTGGTTTTGACGCCACATCTTTCCACGTTGGTGCAAATGGAGACATGTGGTCCGGTTCCGCCAGCATAAGCAATGCTCCATTTTCGGTAACAAATGCTGGTTACATGACTGCAGCAACAGGAAAAATCGGAGACCTGGAAATACAACCTGGATATCTACAACTTGGCGGCACATTCTTGGGGAATATGTTTATTGGAAACCTTGATTCTGCTGAAGGATGGGCGGACAGTCAAGGGTATGACGCGGCAGGAATGAAATTGAATGGTCCAGAAAGCATTGACTCATTTGGTTCAAAATCAATTTTGACATGGGAAAAACTTGAGTTGTGGGCATCTGATGGCAACCCGGCAACAACAGAAAAACTTGCAGTATGGAAAGAAGGAATTCAATATCAAGCAAATGATTACACGGACAGAATCGGATTCTTTTGGGACGCAGATACCCTTACGTTATTTGCCCGCATTGTTCATGATGACAACACGGAAACAATTTATTGTCTTGAAGAGTGCGCTGGTTCGCCAAGCCCAGTTGACCCAGTATCCCCGGTCGACCCAGTTGGTCCAGTTGCCCCGGTTGACCCAGTATCTCCAGTGGAACCTTCCTATGAGGGTCAACTATGCACGACGTTCCTTTACATTAACGAAATTTGTGGTTATGAAAATCAATGCCTTGCGCCATTCCAGAACGCGCCGAATGACTGTAACGGCATCTACACTCCCCCGGTAACGCCGCCGGTAACTCCGCCGGTCACGCCGCCTGTTACTCCGCCGGTCACGCCGCCTGTTACTCCGCCGGTCACGCCGCCAGTTACTCCGCCAGTTACTCCGCCGGTGACACCTCCTGTTACTCCGCCAGTAAGCCCTCCTCCTGTCTGTGACCCGCCATGCGAACCAGGATTTACGTGTGTAGCGACCAATACCTGCATAGGATAAGATTTAACAACTATGGCACGCCGTCGTTTCGTATTTATCGCTCAAGGCGATGTATTTATGCAACTTGTAATGCAGGATGATTATGATTCAAAAGCGCCTATGTGGGCCGCTGGACTTTCTAGTAATCCAACAGTTGTCGAAGTTACTGATTCACCAGAGGTTTTGCCTGGGTGGACATACGATGGGACTTCTTTTCACGCTCCAGAAGAATAAGCATTTACTAACGAAATTGTGAGGATGAAATGATTACAGAAACATCTGGGCTTTTTTACGATGGGGTCGAGTGTGGGTATAGGTGGATTCCCTCCGAGCAACGCGGCTTGGAAAAGGGCTCTTCTTTGGGTGTCGCAGTTGCGGTGATAATGGGCAATCAGGTAGTGGCAACATTCCCAACCTACCCGCCAATTTGGGAAGCCCTAAACGGTGGCAACATTGTTGACGTAACTGAATCTGGCAATCACAATGTTCAAGAAGGACACGCAGTAATAGAAATTCAAAAAGAAGGCAATACTCAATACGTATTACATATCTCAAGTGAACTTCTTGCTGCCGCGCTAACAAGTGGGGCTACACTTGCAAGGATAGAGGCTGACAACTACGCGGTTATGGCTGGATGGGGATACTCAAATGGAAACTTCACAGAACCAACCTGAAACAAACTGGGATAAGTTTAAGAAAAAACTTGCTGCTCAAGGTCAGGCGCGGCCATGGCATCTATTGAATCCTGGAATGCACGTCCCAGACGATGTAGTTGCTGCAAGGCTTGAAATTTGCAAGGGTTGCGATTCATTTATTAGCAAAACAAGCCAATGTCGCGAGTGTGGATGCATAATGCCGCTTAAGGCAAGGCTTGGCCATGCTGTTTGTCCACTCAATAAGTGGTGATTTATGCCAAGGCGTGACGGCGTAATTAAGTTTGATTTGCCAACGCCGCTGGTTGATGAGCCACAATTAATCAATAATTTTCTGCCAGAAGAATTATTTAAAAGAGTAAAAAAATCTGTAGATGATTTAAAACTTGGCCCAAGTGGCAACAAGCAATATCACACGATGATAGGTAGATGGGAATCGTCAATATCCCTAGACCCAGACATTGAGGAATACTGTCTAAAAATGGCAAGAGAAATCTTTAATGACGACACATTAGAGAAGGCATATTTCTTTGTTTCTAGATATCAAATTCAAAATGGCTGCACACCATCTCTTTGGGAACACTATGACCAGAATGGCACCCAGACAACAATAGATTTAACAATTGAAAACACTGCTAATTGGGACCTTCGTGTTGAGAGGGTTGACTACAAGCAAGAAGCGAACAGCGCAATCATTTTCGCTGGTCAACAGCACATGCACGCACGGCCACCGTATCCAACCACGGATGACTCATTGAGCACTGTTGTTTTGTTCATGCATTTCACTCAGCCAAGCCACTGGATTCAAACTGAAAAAAACGGCGTGCAAAAATATGGAAGAGATGGAGACATTCGATATTTTAATAAAAACAGATACATACCACTTCCAGATTGTCCAGTTGAACAGCCAGTTTGCCCGTGCCACGACTACTCAAATGTTTTGGGAACATACACGGAAATGTTTAGCAAGTTTACTGATGACGAGGTGGAGATAACCGAATTGCCAATATTGTCAAAAAAGGTTCTTGCTCCAGGAATTGTCGAGTACATGGTTCCACGAGAAGCATCGCTCACTCTTGACGGACTCACTAGAAATGTTTGTTTTAGATTTTGGAAGCGCGCTGAGGTTTTGAGTCCGGACAGGAAACCGACTGTCGACTATAACGCAAGGCGCTGCTATGTAAATTTCTTAAACAGTTCTGCGGAAGAGTGCCATCCTCACGACCCGGCAAACCGCTTATATTCAAGCCTTCAGGCAGGAGTGGAGCCGATAGTAAAAGACTTTGCAAAAATGTATAATATCTTGGATTTAGAGTCTCATACCTGGTCTCTTTTGAGGTATGAACGAAGCGATAAGTTTCATAACCACACAGATGATTGTGCTGAATTTCCAAGAGTGATATCAGTTATTATGTTCCTGAACGATGATTTTTCTGGTGGGGAACTGGTATTTGAAAATCACAATTTGGTTGTCGAACCAAAAGCAGGAAAAATAGTCCTTTTTTCATCATCGTTTCCTTTTGTCCACAGGGTCAATCCAGTTTTGTTTGGGAATAGGCATACTGCGGTTACTTGGTACAGTTATAAAAACAAGAAAGCCTACGGAGAATAAATCATGAGCCCTTCAAGTCAGATTGCCCCAGATGTGAATCGTGTTATCGGCGAACTCACCATGCAGATAGCAAACTTGGTTCGGGAAAATGCAATCCTCAAGGCCACAATTGCTGCATTTCAGGAGCAAAATCAGCAAAATTCGATTACCGATGGCGGAGAGTTGCAAAACTAGAACACCCCCTGTATAGTGTTCGCAACCGAATAAACCACAAACAAGTTAGGAGGGCGTATGCCCATAAACTTTGACGATTACATCTCCACTTCACTGAGGTGGGCAATGTTCAAGGCAGATTGGCCTGATGCCACTGTCGAATTCTCGGAAGGGACCGCTGGCGAAGCCGGAATCCCCTCATCGTTTTCCAAGAAAGACGAGAAGGTATGTATTGCGACCATCACTCGCTTCTCTGGTGACGAGCGCCAAATGATTGGCTACAAGACCCTTTCTGACGCTAAAGGTCGCGATACCGATTCGTGGAACGTCCTTTGCTCAAAGGCAATGGGGCGAGCACTAAAGAAGGCTGGCTACCCAGACAACATGAACGACCTCAAGGTGTGGATGCGTTTTCGCGAAGCAACTGGAAGTGCAACTCCCACACCGCCAAAGCAAGCGCCACAGACTGAGACCAAATCCGTTGTCGCTGGCGTTGCGCTGACACAGCCACAACTCCCGATTGAGTCAAAAGAACAGCCAGTAAAGCCGCTTATGGATTGGCGCTCAGACACTGAGCGCGAAGAGGCGCACCGATTGTTCAAGCAGTCTTGCTCAGACCTTTCCCCAGATGACCTTGAGACACTGCGTGACGCGCATGAAAAACTCAACAATCGCGCTTGGCCCATGCAGAAAGCCGAATTGAACACCCTCATCATCACACTTGAAGGCATCCGTGCAAACAAGAAAGATGATGACGGAAAGATTGACGTCATGGCTGTTAAGTCAATGTTTGATTTTTCCTCGCCTCGGATTCAGGAAATTGTTCGCGAGCAACTTGGTGACCCAACAACTTGGCCTGCTGAGTTGAGCGAGCAAGAGTACGACAAGATGGTTCAGGTATTCGAGGCTGCTTCGGAAACTGAATGACGTCGTACATCGACGGAACAATGCCAGAACAATTCGTCACCAAAGTTGTAGGGGTATCGTTCTCCAAGGACTATCCGGAAAACATTTATGCACTTGCCAAAGATACGGCAGTCATGAATGCTCCGTGCTCCTTGGTGCGTGAGCCCGACAACGAGCACGACGAAAACTCAATTCGCGTGGACACAGCAAATGGCACGATTGGCCATTTGCCACGACTTATTGCGTTAATCATGGCGCCAAAACTTGATGCTGGAGAAAAATGGAATGCATCCGTCCATTCCATTGTCGTATCAAGCACAAATGTCAATCAACCAGGTTTAAAAATCAACGTTTGGAGAGAGTGAAATGCAAATGCACGAAGTAATTGATTCAGTATCAGAAACACTTTCTGACTCGCTTGGCAAGACAATTGCCAGAATTGAGCGTGGAGCAGAAGAAATCAATCAGGACGAGGTGTTTGACACGCTCGTCCACATTGGCGAACTAAAGCACATTGTTCGTGATGTGGAAGGCAAACTTAATGCTCTTCTTACCGAGCACATGAGGATGAACGGCGATAAGTTCCTTGAGCGTGGCAGTTACACCGCTGAGCGAAAAATTGCTTCAACCAGAAAGAATTGGGACCATCAGGTTCTTCTTGAGGCTGTAGTAAACAAGGCTCTTGCTGAGGAATCATCAATTGTCGTTGACCCAGCCACTGGCGAAGTAATCGACCTATCAACGGTGGCAAAGCCACTTATTGACACTGTCGTTGACCACGTAACGAAGGCGGCGCGAGTCGCCGACTGGCGTGTCACTGCCTTGCGGGCAATGATTCCGGGCCTCAACCCAGACGATTTTTGTGAAGTAGAAAAGAGTGAGCGGGTTTCGATTAGGAAGAAACAATGATTCCTACACGCGACAATCCAGATATTGTGGATATAACGGTTTTTCAGTACTTGCGCAAAGCAAAAAAGACGCCCTCAATACACGGTATTGCTTCCGCACTCCGGTACAGTCGAGAGGTCATTGCGCAGTCATTAGTTCGGATAGCAACAGAATCAGCGAGGAAGAATGTCAATTAAAATCATGGACTGGGTCTTTGAGAACTCAAAGGCTCAAGGCATTGAGCGCCTAATCCTTTTGGTTATTGCAGACCATTGCAATAGCGAAGGTGAGGATGCTTTTCCGCGCATCAGCGTTATTGCTAGGCGCGCAAATGTGTCTGAGCGAACGGTGAAGCGCCGTTTGCAGGACTTGGTGGCCCTTGGCGAACTTGAAGTAGTAAAGCGTCATGGAACCTCAAGCCTCTACAAAATTGTGACTCACAAAAAGGCTTCCATCTCTACGGAAGTTGAGGTTGTTGCCCCACAGAAGAAAAAGGCAGTTTCCAAGCGCGAAAGAAACCCAATTTGGGACACGCTCTTGGTTGTCTGCAACGTAAACCCAGACAAAGTGAACTCTTCTGAGGCATCTCGCTATGGGCGAATGGTACGAGTGCTCAATGAGTGCGAGGCTACGCCTGAAGACATTCAGGCAAGAGCCGCTATTTATAGACAAAAGTTTCCAAACGCAACGATGACACCGTCTGCGCTTGTGAATCGCTGGTCAGAGTGTGACCCAGCAAATCAGCCAATGAACGGCCTCAATGGAGTCGTACCTAAAGGCTGGAACGCAATCAAGGCTGCGCGCGAGCAACGCCTGTCCGAAACAGTAACAGTGAAAGGTGAGTTGAATGTCTGAGTCATTTTATGACCCCGAAAAGAATTACCTAGGAGTTGGTAGAAATCCAATCCCTGGCGAAACATCGTTTGACGATTGGATGGCCTTTGGTATCAGCCGCGGTTGGTGCGGTCCTCCGGTCTGCTATACCCACGATGGACTGCCAATGTCGGAAGACGAAATTGAGGAGTTTGAATCCAATGACCCATGCATGCATATGATTCGCCTCTACCAAGATGACACCCACAAAAAGGCGGTTGAGGATGCTCATTCGCCAAGCCAATGGAGAAACAGTTACACAAAATGACACCTGACCAAGCAGACGCAATTATCGCGGAACTCAACATTTGTTTTCCTTCAAAGAATCTTGTAGTAGAAGAGGTTCGTCGTTGGGAACAAAATCTGGAAATATTCCATTTTGAGGATGCGCGACGCGCAGTAAAGAAGATTGAAGACCACAGCAAATTCTTCCCATCTTGGGCTGAATTTAGGGAAGCAATCGCGCCCCTTCATGAACATCGAATTTGGCTCGAAAAAGAGCGTCGTGACTCAGAGCGTAAGGCGCTTGAGAAGCCCGAAACCGAAGAGGACAGGCAAAGAATCTCTGCAATCATCGCTGAGATACGAGCAGGGCTGTCCGCTCCCAAGTAAATACCTGAACTATACTTGTCCGCATGTCGGACAATATCAAGGTAAATACTGAAGTTGTTGAAATCACCAGCGTAAAGCCATACCCAAAGAATCCACGGCGTGGAGATGTTGAGGCTATTGCTCAATCGCTGCAGGTCAACGGACAATACAAGCCGATTGTCGTCAACAAGCGCGATAACACGATTCTTGCCGGAAACCACACATGGAGAGCCGCTAGAAGCCTTGGGTGGACTCACATCTCTGCTTCGTTTGTGGACGTGGACGACTACGGTGCACAGAAGATTGTCCTTGCAGACAACAGAACATCCGACATGTCGTCATACGACGATTCAAAATTGCTTGACCTTCTTCAGTCGCTTTCAACCTTGGAGGGAACTGGATTCCAGCAAGTTGACCTCGACCAACTTGAGGCGCTGATTAGTGGTGACGGAGAATTCGAAGCGCCGAATCGGGATAGAACAGGCGCTGTCGGCAAAGAGATTCGCGTTTGCGTGGGCAGTTACAGAATTCTTGTGGATGACGATGTTTATTCCGATTGGGCAGATGACCTTATTGGAAAGGTTGGAGATGAGGACAAGGTTCTTGTGGAACTCAAGAAGCGTTTGCGTCTTTCGGATGTGAATCATTTGCCGCCGGAAAAATCAAAGCCCAAGCGTCAAAAGCGCAACATCGACAGGCAGCAAATGCACTCAGTCATGCTGTCCACTGAGAACGTGGATATCAACAGTGTTTTCCCATACCCGATGAATGCACGACAGGGCGATATCGGCCTTATTGCAGAGTCTCTGAGCAAGAACGGTCAGTTCAGGCCAATTGTGGTGAACAAGCGAGATAACTCGATTCTCGTTGGCAATCACACATGGAAAGCCGCCAAGATGCTTGGCTGGAAGCAAATCGCCACAACATTTGTTGACTGTGATGAAGAATCTGCGGCAAAGATTGTCCTGGTTGATAACAAAACTGCCGACCTTGGCTCGTACGACCACGTAGAACTTGCAGAGATTCTTCAGTCCCTCCCGGTGTTTGACGGAACTGGATACACAGGAGATGACCTAGATGAACTGATGCATGAGGTCGCCGGTTGGGGCATCAAAGAAAAGCCGGTTAAGGAAAAGAACGACAAGCCAAGAAACGTGACTGCGATTATCGGTAAGTGGGAATTCAAGATGGCGCCGAACTTTTACGAGGATTGGGAAGAGGCAATGTTCGTTGAGTTTGGATACTCATACGACGAAGTATGCGCAGGAATCGTCTCTCTTCTTGATATTCAGAACGATGCATGGGTTTCTACACGACAGCGACGCTCAAAGAAAGTCAGCCCGCGTAGAGCAAACGGAGAATAATGAAGCCAGTTCTTACGCCAGTAACAGACTTAAGGCCATCTGCATACAACCCGCGCAAAGCGGATGCAGAGAGGCTGGAACTTGTCGAATTATCGCTGCGTAAGTTTGGCTGGCTGCTGCCCATCTACGCAGACAAAGATGGCGAGATTCTCAGTGGTCACCAGCGCCACATGGTTGCTACGAACATGGGAGCCACGATGGTTCCCGTTGTGCGGGTGCCCACGTTCAAGATTGAGCGACGCATGGGAATCAACGTTTTATACAACCGCGCCACGAACGACATGTACAAAACCCGTTCGACCACAGAACTCAAAGATGACCTGATGACAAAACTTGGAGACCTTGAGAAAATCAAGATGCTCCCGGACATCCCTGTTGATTCTCCGGAATGGTATCCAGTACTGAAGACCAAGCCAGTCTCTACGCTCAGGCTCATCCAACTAAACGGCAAATGGCCAGAACAACACGCAGTTGCAATGGCAGCCCAGTTGAAGACAAACGGCCTCCCGCAAATGCCCGTTATCTGCACAACTGATTACAAGGTTCTCAATGGCCTCGCTCGATTGACCTACGCGATATCGGTAAACGAAGACACCGTACAGACGGTTCAGGTGGCGCCAGAAATTGCCGAAGAAGTTCGTGCGATGCTGAACCTTCTCACAATGGACTACAACATTCAAGAGCGCTACGAAGACCTTCTGCGCTACAACTCTTTCCGGCGCAAGAATCAGCGAGTCCAGATTCTCACCCCGACGTTCTTGGAGGACTTTCTCCGCCACTTCATCAACTCCGGCAATCGCAACGGCGCATTTGACCTAAACAATCCACGTCACGTTGAGTTGTGGAAGGACTACTACGGCAATCATGTCATCGACTTCGGTGCAGGCCTTTGCGATAAAACAGAGATTCTCAAGAACATGGGAGTGGATGCGGTTGCATTTGAGCCATTCTTCCTTGCAAAAGATAACGAAACTATTGATACCGACGCAGCGCGCGAACTAACAGCAAAATTCCTAGAACGCGTGGCTGACGGTACGGAATGGGACAGCATCTTCATTGCCTCGGTATTCAATAGCATTCCGTTTCTCCAGGACCGTAAACACGTCATCGCAATCGTTGCCGCCCTATCTTCGCCGCATACAAAACTCCATACAGCCGCAATCTGCACGGAGTCAGACCGCTGGTTCAATCACACTCGTGGTGATTTAAAGAAGGGTCACGACACATCAAGCAACGGATTTGCCCTTGATTATGAGCCACGCATCATCATCTCCGATATAGCGCTAAAGCCAAAGGTCCAGAAGTACCACACCGAAACAGAGTTTGGTGCTCTTATCTCTCACGGCTATAAACAGGTTCTTACGTTCTTGACCGCAAAGAACGGACTGGTGCAGGCAGTCGGGTTTAACGCTAGGCAAATTGGGGAAGACGAATTGCGCGCCGCTATTGAGTTTGAGTTCAATGTCCCGCATCCAGAAGGACGCCGACTCGGAATGGCAGAAGAGGCAAAGGCAGCATTTTCCAAGCGCTTGGGAATGAAGTTATGAGCGAGCGCGATAACTACAAGCCAACTGGCAAGTGGGCCTTTGATGAAGGCGTAACAAAAGTATTTGACGACATGATTTCTAGGTCAATCCCTGGGTATCAGACCATGCGCGATTCTGTTGTGCGAGTTGCTGCGCCGATTCTCTGCTCAGCGAACGTGTCAAATTTTTTGGATATTGGTTGCAGCCGTGGTGAAACTATCTACCAAATCCTTGACGCTCTTCCTGCCGACGTTCCGGCTACCGCTGTTGGTGTCGACTCCAGTCAGCCCATGATTGACGCTGCTACTAAACTTTTTGGGAACTTTAACAACGTTCGTTTTGTTTGTGCGGATGTCAGCGATATCGAGATACGGCCCCTCGAATACTCGCTTATCACGTCGGTACTCACCGCGCAATTCATTCACCTTGATATTCGCCAAAACTTCTATCAGCAAGTGCATAATGGTTTGTCCTTAAATGGTGCGTTTATTCTCGTGGAGAAGATACTTGGCGAGACACCGCTTTGTCAGGATTTGTTGGTTGACATTTATCACACATTCAAAGCCGATAAAGGTTATACACAAGAACAGATAGAGGAAAAGAGAAAGGCACTTCAGGGTGTGCTCGTCCCGTTGCGTGGTTCAGAAAACGAGCAGATGCTCAAAGACGCTGGGTTCACCAATGTGCAGCGTTTCTGGCAGTGCCTGAACTTTGCTGGTTGGGTGGCATTCAAATGAAGAAGCCAAAGACCTACACGCTTGAGGTTTGGGGTGAAATGTGGACCCTCAACAAAGAACGCACGCTTCATCACTTCACCCGCGCCAAGAAGGTCAAGGAATGGCGTGAGGCCGCCTGCGTGTCTGCCATTGCCCGCAAGATTCCCAAGATGACGGCAATCGAGGTCCGCTTCACCCCCCACCGTGTGAACAAACGGGGCCTAGCAGACACTGGTGGGCACTTCCCAGTAGCAAAAGCCATGATTGACGGGCTCGTAGATGCCGGCATCCTTACTGGCGATGGACCGGATACTGTGCGTAGACTGATATTCGAGGCGCCGGTCATCTCTGGCGAGAGTAAGGCGACTATAGAAATTATCGAGTTGGAGTAGGACATGATTGAGAACAAACTAAAAGAGGTCACAAAGATTTCTGACCCAGTCGAGCGCGCTCGCGTTCTTCATTTTGAACTTCTCCCTGCAGTTGCAGAAATCCGTCGCAACATCATCGAGCAGCGCGCTCTTGCAATCAAAGAGTCATGCGAATTTGGCGGAGCAGACGCAGAAGGACTTTCTTACTCTGAAATGGCTGGCGAACTCACCGTATCAAAGCCACTCATCCAGCAGATGGTTGCGCTTGCCCGCAAAATCGTTGCTGGTGGTCGCGCACCTCTGGAGTAAATATGTTTTGGATGGTTGCTGCCATCCTTGGATGGTTCGGCGCAATTTTATTGATGTCAATGCTTGCGGTAGTTTCTCTATCTTTCGGCGCTCTCTTGGCTGAGCACGAGGAATTGAAAAACAAGACAAAGGATTTTGAGAAGCCAAAGTCAAGCACTAGCGTATGGGCGTTACGAAAGGAAGTCCCATTCAGTGACTGAACCAAACCCATATCGGCGTCAAAACCGATTCTACAAGGCAGTAAGAATTGTTGACCGAATTGAACAACTCGGACTTCACTTATTCAATGTAAAAAATATGTCAATCAAGTACCGTGCGAAAATTGCCAACGAAGCAGGATTCCCCGCACCATCAGAAGAAACTTGGGACAACGTCATCGATTTGTATTCAAAGAGGGTGGTATCCCCTTTAGTTCTGAAGGCGGCAGCGCGAAATACTGGCAGCGCATGTACGCCTCGGCGGTTGTACTAACTCACACTCTCCAGCGCCACTCACTTGACCCCAGTGAGTGCCAGATGCTGAGAAGCCAGGAAATACATCATCTCTGCACATCAAACGGAATCTTTACCGACGAAGAAGATGTCGTGTTCAAAATTGCCGTATTGATGTTGGAAGAACGACATACATGGTCGTATGGTAATGGCCAACAATCCAACGATAAGGAAGAAGAATAATGACCACACAAAATCGAATGCGCGAAAACGGAGCATTTAGCCCGGACCCAAAGTTTCGAATGCAGGTACCGCAAGACCTGTTTCTTCAGAACAACAAATATCTGGTTGAAGGAAATCAGAAAGCGCCGCGCGGCGGCGCCTGCGAAGGTCAAGACACCTCAATGTTCTTCCCCTCTCAGGTGAACGGGCACTACACAAAAGACCAAGTGTCAAAGCGAAGAGAAGCCATTGAGATGTGCCGCTCTTGCCCTATCCGCCAAGAGTGCTTTTTGTACTCCCTGGAGTTTGAGCCACAAGGGATTTGGGGTGGATTCCCAGAACAGGTCAGGGCGATAGTCGGACGCTTTTGGGGAATCGAAAACAAAAGGACGTGGAACATCAGGGCATCCTTCTTGAGGTATAGGAACATTGTCGACTATATTGTCCATCCAGAAGATATTGCATTTATCAAGAAAGTAGCCCATGACAAAAATCTTGCACAACCACCTTTTGATGAACGGTCAGGCTTATCAGCCACCGCGCGACGTCGAATCAGTCAAGGCTTGGTTGACTGAATTAGTTAGCAATATCGGCATGAAGATTGTTACAGGTCCTCATGCTCACTACGTAGAAGCAGAAGGCAACCGCGGCATCACTGCAGCAGTGTGCATTGAAACTTCTCACATCGCATTTCACGTGTGGGATGAAGAAGTTCCGGCGCGCGTGCAATTTGACCTCTACACATGCTCAACACTCCCAACCGACGCAGTACTTGAAGCATGCGAAAAGTACTTTGACTTGGTCGATTATCACTATGTCGTACTGAACCGCGAAGATGGCTTCGTGATTGAGAAAACAGGCCAGCGCGTGTAGTCATGGGTAAGAAGAATAAGAAGGTCGCCCGCGGCGCACAACAGCGCGAACGCTTCAACTACCTGACCGGAAAGACCGAGATTGTTCCCGGAACAAAAGCCGGAAAACGCCGGACGCGACTTTCTTACGGAGACCCACTACGCACCCACGACCTTCACGGCCCCGTCGGGAAAAAGAAGAAGTTGACCAAGAGTCAGCGTAGAAGCCAAGAAGACTAAGAAACCCCGAACATCATTTTGCTACCCCGGTAGTATTACGGTATGAACGACGAGACAGTCACACACCCGCCAATCTCCAAGAGAATGCGGATACTCAATGAGTACAACAGTGCAATCAAGCAAATGGGCTTTGACTACGCAGGCAAGGCATATAAAACCTCAATGCGCGATTTGTATGAGTCTTACAACCCACACCTCAAGAGACTGCGCCTCTGGGCAGAAAAAAAGCGCCGCGAAGAACGCGACGACTACTGAGTTACAAGTCCCTGGGTGGTATCGGAACGCCACCCCTTTGAATCTGCAAAAACGTATCTTCGTCGACAATCTCGTACGACCACGCATCCTGAGTGAACCCGCTGTTCACTTCATGAGGACGCCGGTCAATAAGTGATTTGAGTCTGCATCTAAAAAAGCCGTCTTTAGATTTTGCATTCACGAACCAAGTCTTCCTTGGGTCCCTGGTATGCCAAATCACGTAAACACAATCAGTCAGTTGTCCTTTGATTGAGATTTTGCCTAACGTGCCATGCTGTTTTTTGTTTGCCATAAGTTTTCCTCTCTCACCTCAAACGCTATCGGTACGCCTCTCCATGTGCCCACGTCGTTAGGGCATAGCGAACCCCCGACTCCACTGGCAAGACCTCGTGAAGGGTCCATGACGGCCACACGGTCGCCATCCCCTGAACAACGGAGATGGAGTCATCCTGCGGCCCCGCATACAACACAACCCGCCCGCCCTTGTAGTGGTAGTGGGAAGACAACTGCACGGTCATGGACAACTTGCGCTCCCGTGCTGCACCGTATGACCAATCGGTATGGCAGCCGTACCCGTCTCCGGCCTGATACTCCAGTACTCGGATGGAAGGAACCCCGGTATAGGACAGGCCCCAGACATTTCCACGCTCAAACCCCGCCAGAACCCTCTCAGAGAGCGTAGAATCGTTTTTAAAGCGAATATCGCCCGGTTCTACCAAATACTCTTTACAACGCCTTAAATCGGTTCCTACGGCTTCTCCGGTCTTATATCGGTGGACAAGGCCAGGTTGGGCATAGCCATGCCGGATAGCCCAGTCCACGATGTGCTGGCACTCCTCGGGCGTGAACATCATGAACTCCATGTGGGTGCCTTTGTTGACGCCCGTTCTGTTACCGATGGCTGTTGAACTCATCCTCAAACCCCACAATTCGATTCATACATAGACTCTATACTCGCGGTACTATCACAACGATACACAAGGCATGACCCTACACTGAGGCACATGACTGGACGGAAAACCTCTTACCCGACCTGGCTGAAGAACTATGTCAAGAGGCTCCAGAACGAGATGAAACTGGCTCACTGGAACATCGAGTTTGAAAACAACTATTGCATCGATACAGCATTCGCAGAAATCTTGGTCTCCCCCGCACAACACTCCGCACAACTCTCGCTATGCCGGGACTGGCGTAAGTGGTCACCAAGCGTGATGCGAAGCACGATTGCTCACGAACTTATGCACTGCCACCTAAACGCAATAAACGAAATCGCAGAAGAACACTTGGAAGAGTTATCACCCCGTACGTTCTCAGAACGCAAGAAGGGAATTGATTACGTCAATGAGAGGGTAACGGATGCGCTGGCAGAGATGATTGCACCGCACTTGACTCTGCCAAAAGTGCCGGTACGCCGTACGTCAAGCACACTGTCGCATACAGTAGCATACTCTCGCACACGAGCGAGCAAAAAATCTGGAAAGTCAAATGGGAAGAAAGTAAATAAGTCCGGTAAAAAGACTGTCAGGAAGAGACCGTTGAAGCCGAAAAAACGGCGATAAGTACAATTAGTTAGGCGAAAGGTTAAAAAATCGACACGTGTGTGCGCGATAATTTTTTGAAGAAACGGCGCGAATTAAACCCAAATCGGCTGGAACACCATTTTTTCGTAACCTAGTCCTGCAATAATTTTCTCCGTCGTAGTGTTTCGGAAGAAACTTCTGCTTCCCGTAGATATTTTTGTTTTTCCCACGCCATCAGTGCAGCAATCCCCTTGTCGGTAATCACCACATTGTTCCCCACTCTGATACACCAACCATTTTCGACGTGTCGTCTGATGATATTGAGGATTTCAGAGCGTGATGGGAGTGTTTTGACCTTTGCGTGTGATGCTTCCTGTGGTCCAATGAACTGTAGGTAGATATCAGCGTTGAATTGCTTACCGATTCGCGCGTAAAAGCGCATGATGTTCAGCGTGTTCCATTTGTGATTTGTTGCCATAGTTGTTCTTCATCAATCTAGCGAGCATTGCGTCCTTTTCCTCCTGAGTGAATGGTCTTTTGTATGGCGTGTGTCTCTTGGAGTACTTACAGTTATGTTTCTTCATCGCGGCCTTCAGTTGTTTTTGCTTTTCCCGGCCCATCATGACAAGTACTAAATGCAGGTACGTTCGGCAAAACTCTCTTCCGTGTTCCTGAACATCCGGTGGTGTGAGCAGATGGGCGATTTGATGGATGACGGTGAAGTCGTTCCTCCATTTGCGCGGGAATGACACCCACATTTTTTCTGGGAGTATCCGGGCCCATGCAACACGAGAGCCGTCGCCCTTGGATATTTTCAACGGAATGATTCCAGACTTGATATCGCGGGCGATTTGGTATTTACGCTGGACATATCTGTTTGATAAAACCTTCCACAGGTATTTCTCGGTTGCCGGAAAGTCTTTGAACTGCATGTGTGTCCACCCAAAGCACTCCCACTCTGCTGCGTACAGGCGGCTGCGCTGATTGTCTCGTGGGCGCGGCATGAAAACAGTCTAAGAAACGGCGCGAGCAGAATAAAGCCATCCTGGCTGGAACACCATTTTTTTGGGACAGAGGCAGAAATACGTGATTGTGCTTGTGCGCACTTTCACGAGCGTCACTCAAAATAAAACTACCGAGAGTCAAAAATATTTCCGGAACGAGGTTGTCGTATGCTCTATCACGCTCTATCATGGATAGGGTGACTACGCAATCAAGAATCTGGTTGTTCCGGGTTGTTGATTGTGCTAGAGCATGATATACTGTGATAGAGCATGATAACCAACCCAATGAAGGAGGTGAACCAAATGAATATCCAACTAGAAGCACGTGTAGAAGAGGCCGTTGACAAGGGCCTTGAGTCTTTCTGGACGACCATCGTCAAGCATTTCCCCGAATCATTCGGCGGCGACTTTGACCCGATGCTGGAAGGCGCAATGTATGCAGACATGTCGTCATACCTTCGCCACTGGCTTACACTCAATACCAACCTAATCCCAGAGGAGTAACCGAATGCAATTAATCAAGAACAAGTGGTTCCAGTGGTTCGTCATCTTGGTGCTGTCCTTTGGGATACTGCCAGTGACGGATGCGTCGCCAACGTTGGTTGCCGTGTCCATGCTGTGGGCTATCTTTTTCCCGAGTATGCAATTCACTGGAGGAGTATTTAAATTCCTCAAATTCCATCAATTCCCAACCCCATTTCAACTACTGAGAGGATTCAAGCGCTTATGGCCCGTCGTAAGAAAAGGCCCAGTCGTCACAAGAGTGCACCGACCACGCCCATCGTCACGTACACCGTGACCGTGGCGCATGAGCCGGATGCTGAGTGTGATGCGTGCTGCATGCCTCGCCCAATGCTCATAGAGCAAGAAGGCGGCGCATGGATTTGCGAGATGTGCGCAGGGCTCTCACGTGGCAATAGCGCGTTTTGGAATATGGCATTTTTTAACGGAATCTACGATGCAGCAGGAGACGGCTGGTGAAAATTACAGACGAAATAGTTGATAAGAAAAACGCAGAACTGTGGCGCGACGCTGCAGCCAAGCACGGCACGATATACAAAGTTCCGCGCGACGAGTCGGCCCGTATGGGCGAACTCATCCGCGGGCTGTATGTCATGCAGGTCTGGCAGCAGACGCCGTCCGCAGGCAACGTGGTTCGCTTTATGCGCGACTACTCAATCTCCACACCAGTCATTGAGTATCTGGTTTCGGAATATCTTGGAAAAGAACGGCTAAAAGAGGCCGTTCAGGAAAAGAAGCCGGAGCGACGCGCAGACAAGTGGAAAGCCCTTGAAGAGTGGTGCAAGAACAATCTTTACAAGGAAGTAACCACTGAAGAGATTGTCGGCCTTTCGGGATTTTCCTATCCGACGGTTCTAAACTATCTCAAAACATCCCCTTACTTCCGCAAAATACAGCGTGGTTCGTGGGAAGTCAGAGACCCGAAAGCGGATAGAGAACGAGAGAAGAATGGCTAAGAAGTCAACCGAGCGCATCGTACTGATGGACTTGAACGTGGCTTTGTCGTCCAACTTCAGCGAGATGCGTAACCACGCCTTTGATGACTTCGTGAGCAATCACGAGGACTATCGCAAGTGGATGACAGAACTCCTTGAACCGGAGTTCACCATCCTGATTACGGCACGCAACATCAAGTGGGCCATTCCCACGTTGAAGCGCATCTATGACCGTACCGGATGGCAGCCAGACCTCGCCCTCTTCAACGACACAGACATCGATGGACAAGATGCTCCGGCAATCAAGGAGTATCAGATGGTCAATCGAGTATTTAAAAAGTTTGGTAACGACACAGGTAAATACCACGCCATTGACTCAAACGCGAATACGCGGGCGATGTACAAGCGGATTGGGCTAAGCAGCGTGCATGACTGTGCGCGCGGCAAGGACATGTGGTTCAGACTTCCCTTTTAATAAAACAAAGAAAGATACATAACATGACAAGGAAAACGGAGTTCCGGCAGCCGCCGGGACCGCGCAACGGCAGCCCGTATCAGGTGAAGCAGTTCGTAGACAAACTCAAAGAGACTCCAGGCGCGTGGGCGGTGTACTGCACCGGAAACATCGCACGCACGGGTCACTCAAAAGCCCAGCAGTATAAGAAGCGATATCCGGGCACGGAATGGATTGTGCGGCGCGAAGAAGACGGCTACACCGTCTTTGGAAGATGGGTGGGCTAGATTGCCGGACATGAAGCCAATCACTGTCAGCGCTGCTGTCAACACTCGGAGTGAGGGACTGAAAGTAATTGCAGTTCTTCGCGAGTTAGATGAAACAGGAGAACTCATGCTGCATGAAGCAAAGCGCGGCATGGGTTGGACTGTCACCGGGCACGTCTGCATGTCGGTAGATGCCGTCCGAGAACTTCGGAATAAATTCAACGACATGGGCGTGCTTGCATCGGTGAAGGACGCAGACCGCCCGTAGGGGCCCAAGGGAACGGCCTGTCCCTAAAAATAAAACCATTTTCCATGGAACACCATATTTTTGGCTAGGGGCAAATAAGACAAAAACTGAAAAGTGTCTCAAATAAAATACCTGAAAGTATTTGTGAAATTGTGAACAAGGTTGCGAAACCGGATTGTTTGTGCTACAATAGAGTCATGACAACACAATACCTATTACAGAAAACCAACGACAAAGGCTACCGACGCTTCTGCGCAAAACTCTTGGGAGACCGAGGCGGAACTACCAATTCGCTTCGTAATGCTCTCACTTGGGACAGTGTGGCGAACGCCGAGACCTTCCGCGTCATCAACGGGCTTCACCAGTTTGAGATTGTCCTATCGGACGGCACAGACGATGAACAAACCGAGGTACAGGCGTACTGGGCGGCTAAGAATGGAAAATAAACCAGACTGGACGGACATGCTCCTTGCCCCACCAGAAAGTATTCCTGACTACATCATTGAAGACAGTGAAGACTGGTGGATTTGTAAGTGTAAGAACGAGCCACACTTTGACGGATTCAGCCCTTGTAGCGAAATTGGCGCGAGGTGCGAGCCCGACGAGCAAGGGTGGGACGGAACCCACTACCTATGTGAACGGTGTTTCCGTATCATTGACCAACACACACTTCAGATAATTGGCGTACCTTCAGAAGAAGTAATTCAGCAAAACGAGTCCTATCGTTGGCACGATGAGGGAATATTTGACCAATAAGGTTGCAAACTGTGATACAGACCCCTATACTGTAATTGTAAGTAATAACCAACTCAACAGAAAGAAGAAAACACAATGGCTGTAATGGAAGATTATTGGCACGAAGTCAAGGAACAACTGGAATACGCGAAATGTATCGCGTTTGACGGTTGCCACAAGATTTATCTTGCTCTTGACGAGACTCAGGCTCAGTGGTTCCGAGAAAACTACGAACACACTCAGACCGCGTATCCAGATGTAATGCTGGCAACGCTTGAGAAGTGGTACGAAGATTCATGCCCACTCAAGTTCATCTCAGCAGTGGAAACCAACGAGGCTGACCCCAACGAAGGCTTCACCAGTCTCATTCCTCAGTGCGCCGAAGATGAGGCGCGCCGCGAGGAAGAGGAAGAGGAGTATGCGTGATGGAGACAATTAACGTCATCCGTACCTTCACCTACGATGTGGAGTCAGTCAAAGAGTCAATTCGGGAAAACAACAACGACCCCGAGTTGGAAGTATCCGACGACGATGTGATGGAGATGGTGGCTAGGTTGGCATACGAAGATATGCGCTCAGCCCCGTCCCGCCACGAACTCATCTTCCAAGATGAGGACGGCAACGACATCTAGGTTGGAAAACGACCTAGATTGTGCTACAATGTAAGTACCAACCAAATAGAAAGGCAAACACAATGAAACAATTTATTATTCAGCAGTCAATTGACATAAACCTCCAATACATCGTTGAAGCCAACGATGCGGATGAGGCTATGGAGAAATACAGCAACGAGCCCTTTGACAGAAACAAAATCCTTTGGGTTGAAGTTCTTGATTGGGACAAGGCTTGGGATGTTGTTGAAATCAACGAAGTTGAAAAACTGACGCCGATGCCAGCAACAGACCTTGCCAAGTGGATTGAAGCAGGAGTTCTCTAATGGGACTGGATATGTACCTCAATGCCAAGAAGTTCTACTCAAGTGCGAACTGGCGTGGTGAAGAAAGCAAGAAGGCGTTTGACGAACTCAAGGAGTTTGCCAATATTCCTGACAGTTACATGAAACATACCTTTATGCCATCTGCCTATCTGGAAATCTCAGTCGGCTACTGGCGTAAGGCAAATCAAATCCACCAATGGTTTGTAGAAAACTGCCAAAACGGAGAGGACGACTGTCGCACGACTTATGTCTCCCGTGAAAAACTTCAGGAACTTCTCGGCTTGTGCAAAGAAGTCAAGAAGAACCCGAAGAAGGCGGATGAACTCTTGCCAACTTCTGCTGGCTGTTTCTTCGGCTCTCAGGACTACGACGAGTATTACTTTGAGGAACTAAAGAGAAGTATCTCCATGCTTACAGACATCCTCAAGATGCCTGATGAGTGGGAGTTTACCTACCAGAGTTCGTGGTGATTGAGATGACAAAAACAAAACAGCGAATCTGTTCCGAGTGCGATGTTGTCATGATTGACGACTGGAACTTGGCACCGGTTGGCTCCGGCGAGAACAACACTAAGCGTATTTACCAGGACAACACTTATCTGTGCGATGGTTGCTACGACCACTGGTGTACCAAGTGGAATATTCAGCCACTTGATGCCGAATAAGGTTGTCAAACGGCAAATGGTGTGATACACTCTAAGTATGACCAACACAACCGATTACCCAACCCTTATCAACGACATCATCACAGCCCTTACGCGCCACGGAGACGAGGCGAATGACGGCGAGTGCTTAGACGAAGTTTGGGGACTGCTTGAGAAGGCTGGCTACGGCGAGCAACTCAAGCAGACCCAAACCAAGCAGGCAGTCGCCTATTACGCGGCGTCTGAAGCCAACCGCGTCTGGGTTCAAGAGCAAGTAAACAACGACCTCAAGGAATTGGGGATGCTGTGATAACGACTATTGACCCATGTGTCTACTGCCAACGCTCAACGGCGTTTGGTAGCGGCAACGGCCTGTTCGTGAACCGTATTCCAGTCGATGACGGCTGGGGTTGCGCTGAGTGCTCAGGCTTTGAGTGCGACGAGTGTGGAAAACAGATTTACCTAGACACCGAAGTTCGTGTTGAGTCCGTAAAAGGAAACATCTACAACTACGGCAACTACCACACTGAGTGCTACAACAAAACAAAACACGGCGAAGCATCGTGGGGTCACGAATGATTGACATCATCGTGGTGGCCATGTTGTTTGCTTTAGTGGCGGCAGTAATAGCGATTGACATCAAAATAAACGAAAGGAACAAACAATGAGCATTGTCTACTGTGATGCTGAAAGTGGGACGTGGTTTCTTGCCCCGCCGGTACGCATCGAGACACAAAACTGGGATGACGCCGACTGGAATGCGTGGGACAATGTGATGTCCGACGCAGACCGCGGTGCCTACTCAGAGCAATATACAAACGCACAAATGAACGGAACTGTCGAAGAAATGCCTTCTCCTCGGGAATACTGTCGTGGAGAGGTTGGAGATGGCTGATTATTGTGCTACAATGTAAGTGTAAGCAATAACCAACTCAATGAAAGGGAATAAGAAATGCCAAACTGGTGCTATAACGAATTAGAAGTACACGGTGAGGTCAGCGAACTGCGAAGGCTCGTTGACGCCACCAAGACAACCCACAAAGACGAAGAGACTGGCGAGACCAAAGAAACTACCGGTCTCAACCACCTCTTCCCTTGCCCAGAAGAACTCACCAACACGACATCTGGCTGGTTCAGTGACGAGCAAGAGCAGAAGCAACTGGAAGACAAACAGCAAGAGAACATCAAGAAGTACGGTCACAGAGACTGGTACTCGTGGTGTAACGCCAATTGGGGAACCAAGTGGGGTGCTTGCCAATTTGACTGGACCTCGTTTGTCACCAAGAACGACAAAGTAAACGATGATGCCAAATACATCGGCGCATACTTTGAGAGTGCGTGGTCGCCTGCCGAAGGTCTCATCAGACAGATTTCCAAGCAGTTCCCAACGCTCGTGTTCTCACTTGTTTACACGGAAGAAGGAGACGCCTTTGTCGGCTGTTCCGTATTCCGTAACGGCGAGATGACATACGAAGAGGGCGAAGAGCCACAGATGCCAAAGAAACTTGCGAAACTCTTTGACAAAGATGACATAGACGAAGCCTTGGACCAGCAGAGCGACTGGCGAACCGAGTATTCGGATGTCTACAGAGAGAAGAGAAGCGAGGCAGTAGCCGAACTTCTTGGCGTCTAGCCTCTCTAGATGTAGGGGGTGACAGGTTGTCACCCCACTACATGTAGTATGTGACGGCCGCCACAAGTAGTGACAGATTGTCACTAGGGGGTGACAGGTTGTCACCCCCGGGGTGACAGGTTGTCACCCCCAAGGTGACAGATTGTCACCCGCAAATATGGTACAAAAGCCCGGAAACCCTTACCCAGTAAGGGTTTGAGCCTGTACCATTTCTATCTAACCGTCCCTTAACCGTCATATAACCGTCACTTAACCCCAAAGCGCGAGTGAACTCGCGCACAGAGGTTGTAGATGCGTTAGACACAATGTATAATTGAGATGTAATACCAACACACATAGAAAGAAGAAAGCAATGAGCAAGACCAAGACAGCAACTACCCCAAAGGCTAAGTACCCACTTATCGCCTTCCGTCTTTCCGAGGACATGGCTCGCAAAATCGCGACCGTTTCCAAAGAGGACAAGGTCAGCAAGTCCGCAGTCATCAAGTCCGCTATTGAGGCTTACCTCAAGAAGCGCGGCTAGGCACCTGTCCCTTGCGGCTGTACAACCAGCCCAAGGGAACGGCGCTACGAAAATAAATCCGATTTCTCTGGAACACCATATTTCCGGGCCAGAGGCAAAATCCTTGGCCGGGTCAGACGGCAACAATATCCGCGAACATATTTTTTCGGGAAGGTTGCAAGCCTGACTCGGTCATGGTACAATGTAAGTGTGGCACAACACCCACAGAAAGAAAGACAAACAATGAACAACGCAATGAACAAAAAGGCACTGCTTGAAGTTGCAAGCCGAGTAAAGAGCCTGCGCGAGACCATCGGTCTCTCTCAGGGCGATTTGGCTAAGAGCGCAGGCATTGACCGCAAGACCATCAACAGAATCGAGAATGGACACTTCTCTCCGTCGCTGGATACGTTTTTCCGTATCTGCTACGCGCTTGATACGCGTCCAGAAGAACTCGTGACAGGCATCAAGGTATGAGCACAGTAATAAACAAAACTCATTACGCTGAGTCGCTTGTCGGCAAGACCATCAAGAACGTTCGTGAACTGACGGACGAAGAGAACAAAGAAACAGGTTGGCTTTATTCAAAAACACCAACATGCATTTTGGAGTTCACTGATGGGACCGACGCTCTCGTAATGTCTGACCCAGAAGGCAACGAAACAGGTTTTCTAGACATCGGGAAGCACTAATGTCTGAGCCTATGACTGGCGACAAATACGAAGCAGCAAGAAAACTCGTGGATGAGGCTCTGTCGGAAATCTCCGGCAGAGACCTTGTCTCCTCCTCGGAGATGACAGACCTGCTGCTGGATATTCGCCTACACCTTGAAGCAGAAGTTGCAAACCAACCAACAACGTGATACAATGTAAGTAATGAGGCAACCGCCTCACCAACTCAATAGAAAGAGAAAACAATGGGATACTTTGTTCAAACAACCAACAATGACATAACAATCAAGAAAGAGCACTTTGTCAAGTGTTACGAGGCAATGTGCGCTCTCAACGACCGCGACGACTTGAAGTCTGGCGGCTCGTACGGCGGCGACGGAGTTGATGCTCGCAGCCCACGACCAGAAGGCATGGACCATCATCCTGCCAAGTGGTTCGCGTGGATGCCAGCGGATTACCCAAATAAATACAAGACCTTTCAGGAAATCATTGACGCTCTTGGATTTGAAGCCGAGTACAACGACGATGGTGACCTGTTCGCTATTTACTACGACAACAAGACGGGTTCAGAAGACCACTTCTTCTCAGCAATCGCAAAATACGTTGAGAAAGACAGTGTTGTTGACTGGCGCGGCGAAGACGGTGCTGAGTGGCGCTGGCTGTTTGACGGAGTCACACTCAATGTCCTTACGTGCGTAAAGAAGGTATGGTCATGAACAACTACACCGAAACAAACGGATACACCGAAAAACGCGGAACCAAGTACGAAGACGTTGTCTATCTGTCCGATGCGACAGATAGTGGCGTCACGTACGTAGAAGACAACAGACTCATCAGTCTGTGGAACCACCATCAAACGTGGCACTTCACAGAAGTGATGCGCAAGACGAATACGAACGCGCGGCGTGTCTACATCGCCCGCAACGCGTACGACGACCAGTCATACGCGCGGCTGGAATACCTCACTCCTACGGGCTGGATTAAAGTCCACGAAATAGGAATCAGTGGAACTCCGGCTGAGCACGTCTCGTACGTCCAGAAGTTGGGTCGCGTTGACGTAGAACTCTTCCGCCGTACCGCAGACATTCTGTGGGACGTGGATAGTTTCATTCAGCACGAACAGACTCGCGCGGCCATCAAACAGCCAGATGAGTTCACACCAGAAGAAGCAGAGAAACTCATCAAAGCAATCCTCAACTTTGAGGGTGGCGAGTAGCGGCTGCTTGACATAAATAAAATAACTGTCATACTTGACAACGCGGCTGGGTCTTTCCTTCCTTGTGTCCCAGTCGTCGGGTGTGGCGCCCGCCCAGGTTCTTATTCCCTTTCTGTCCTGGGCGGGCCCCCTGGCCCCAAGGGAACGGCCGCTGCCCAAATAAAACCAATATTCATGGAACACCATATTTTCGCGCAGGGGCAAAACCCATAACGCTTTGTATATAAACAACGGGGGCCCGGGCCGAAAGTTATCCACAGCCTGTGGATAAATAATTCTGTAAATAGGTTGTGCTTTGATTGTTTCGCCTATACAGTGGTATCAGTAGCGGGAACTACAAAAATAGTTTCCGATAAGGTTGCGAAAGCAACAGCAATGTGATACACTTAGTAATAGCAATACCAACCCAAACAACCAAACACAGAAAGGTAATACACAATGTCCAAAGAAACCATGGAGTGGCTCAACTCCAACATCCTCGTCGGGTTCACCGCCGAGCGTGGCAACGCGTGGCACTACCGCGCCGACCTACAAGGCACCGAGCCCAACCACTACGAAGGCGCAATTCCGACCGATGACATCTTGCGTCGGCTCTTCGCGTGGTCGGCAGTCAGCGCGCCAGTGTTCGTTCGCGTTCCAGCAACGCTTGACGATGCCACAGGCGTGGACGATAACGGAAACCCAATCAAGTTCGTAGAGGTAGAGCGTCAGGCAATCTTGCGCTCAGACACTAACGACCTGATGGAAATCTTCGGCAAAGATTACTGCTCGCACCAGTATCCAGAATGGCTCGTTCAGAACTTGGCGAACATCGTTGATGATGACATCAACTTTGGCTCGGCAGGCATCTTGAAGAACGGCGCAGTCGCGTTCGTATCTTTGGAAATGCCAGAGTCGGTAGAAGTGTTGGAAGGATTCAGCGTCCGTCCTCACTTGCTCGCCACGACATCGCACAACGGAATGTTGGCAACCACCTACAAGAGTGTCTCCACTTTCGTAGTGTGCGACAACACTCACGCAATGGCGATGAAAGAGAACACGAGTCAATTCAAGACTCGCCACAGCAAGAACTCGGCAATGCGGATTCAGTCAGCGCGTGATGCGCTCGGCATCGTTCACAAGATGACCGACAACATCATGGCAGAGATTACGAAACTGTCCGAGCACAAAGTGAGCGACGCAGAATGGCAGAAAGTGCTTGAAGCACTCGCGCCGATTCCGACGCTCATGCCAGACGATAAGAATAAAGCGGCAGTGACTCGCGCAGAGAACAAGCGCGAAGAAATTGTCAGTCTTTACAACTACGATGTGCGCGTCGCACCGTGGAAGGGTTCAGCACTTGGAGTTCTTCAAGCGTTCAACACTTACAACCACCATGTCGTTGGAAACTCGGACAACCGAGCAGAACGCAACATGATGAACGCGCTCATGGGCAAGACCGAGCAGAGTGACCGAAAGGTTCTCCAACTCCTCGGAGTCTGACCGCGTAAAGGGTGGGGCGAAAGCCCCACCCGAACACGCGTTCGGCGAACAGATGTTCGGGCCGCGAGCGCACCGGCGCGCGCAGGGGCAGAACCCGGCCCCAAGGGAAACGCCAGCACAACAGAATAAATCCGAACATGAAGGAACACCATTTTTTCGGGGCAGGGGCAGAGTTTGTTGCCGGGCCCGGCACCAGCAAAAGAATCTTTGCACAAGGTTGGAATCATGCCCCTGATGTGGTACAATCTAAGTGTGGGGTTCGCAATGATACCCGAGTAAGAGTGTCGTAGTCGGCACCACCCCACAAAAATAATTCAGAATAAGGTTGCGAGAGCGACTAGAATGTGATACAGTATTAGTAGTGGGAAACCACTACGAAGTTACTGACAACATACGAATAGCATTACCAGACACACGTTGTATCACCAGCGATGTACGAGAGAAGTGCCGCGGCACACACTCAGTTCCTCTCCTGCGATGTAGCCGTCCCTGCTAGTCCCTGCTATTGGCGGCAATCGGGCTTGCTACCCGATGAGTCGCAACGGAATGGGCAAGGACGCTTGCTGTCGGTGGCTTCGTAGTGGATTCTCGCTGGCCGAGTTGACAAATGTCTAACACGGTGGTACAATCTAAGTAGTGGGCAATCCCGCCCACAACAAAACAAGGAAAGGCAACACAATGAATACACTCACGAATACGACAGACCTGAGCGTGGCGGAAATCGTCGCACTGCTCGGCGTGGACTGTCTCAACACCAACCCAACCAATACCCCGTCAAAGGCTCGGGTAGCACCCGTGGCGTTCCATGACGGACACCCAATCTGGATAAAGGACATGGAGCAGTGTGGTGGAGATGTCTACGACCTGCTGGACAATGTCACCCCAGACAAGTCAGCAAACTACTACGGCGTTATTACTGCTGGCTGGGCTTCGCCCGTCGCAGACGGTGACAACACCCCCCCGTCTCAGCACCCTGAGCGTCGGCGTGTGGAGTTGCTGGTCGTGGTGAGCCGTGACGGTTCTATCGCCAGCGCACTCTCAATGGCAGGCAACGACGAACTGACTATTGACGAAGGCAAGGCGCAAGGCGCACTCGCTGACGCAGTAGGAGCAATCTTCGGCTGAGTCTGTCGGGCTGGTGGGAAACCACCAGCCCACGGCTCGCCCGAGCGCAGGGGCAGAATCTCCAACCGGAGTTGCAAACTGACAATAAGTGTGATACAATAGAAGTAACAACACAAGAAAGGAAAACACAATGAATAGCAAAATAGTGAGCCGTCCGTACCGGGGATTTGTCTGGATGGGCGACCCTCAACTTGTTAGCACTTACGCTAACTGGAAGAAAAAGGTAGACCGCTTCTACGAATGGTGCGGTGCCACGGGCAGACCGATTGGCGTCGATGACTTGGGCGACCGCTACAACACCGAAGAAGACCTATGGGAACGATTCTGCGAAATGGAGGCAAACTCCTGACGCGGAGGGTGGGCAGGCAATCCTTTCCTGCCCGCCCATCCCAGGGGCAAATCACAACAGTTGCTTATTTGCAAGCCATGCAAATAAGCCACAGGGGCCGAGGTCACTCTCCGTGGTCAGCCGGCCACTCAGAAAGTTCACTAAAAGAGTTGCTAATTTGTCTAACAGGTCGTATAATGAGAGTATGACAAACACATACACACTCCCAATACTCAACCGTGAAGGTCGTGAATGCGACCCAGCGGAAATCATCCGTCAAGTCGGCATGATGAACCTATTCGCCATCTCCGGTGGTCGTTGGGGTTCTCTCCGTGACGCTGAACAAAACACAATCGGCGTATGGCTCCCTGTCGGGCGTGCTCGCATGGTGGAAATCACGCTGGACTTCAACGACACCTACCGTGTGCGTTGCGTTCGCCGTGTCACCAGCGGCGCAAAGCGCAATCAGGCAGTCATCGAGACCGAGTTTGTCGGCATCTACTGCGACGAGGTAAGCGAAATCGCCTACCAAGCGTCATGCTGGCGTACCAACAACCAGCGAAAGAAAATCGCGTCACGGGTTGCCAAAGAGCGCAACCTGTGATACAATAATAGTAGTGGGGAAACCTCCCCACTACCAACAAAACAGGAAAGGCAATAAACACAATGAGTAAGACAATCAATGTACGGGTAGCCAAGGGCAAGTTGCTCAAAGCGCTCAACGAGGCACTTAACCGCAAGGTTGAGGAAGCGAACAACCACGCTAAGGCTGAGAAGGCTCAGAAGCAGGCAATCGCAGACATCAAGAAGTCTGTCGCCGCGCTTGTGAAGTCTGGCAAACTCACGCCGAAAGAGGTATCGTTTGCTTACCCTTACCGCTACAACCAAGAAGAAGTAAATGAAGTCACCGTGACTTTCAGTCACAAGATTTCACTTCCCACTTTGGAAAGCAATTTCAGCGAGCGCATCAATAAAGAAGCGCAAGAGGAACTTGCGAACGCAATCCGAGTGCTAGAACTGTCCGACGAAGAGTATGTCCGTACTTCTTCCTACGGCGCAGTAGCCAAGTACCTCTAAGAATGGTCAGCGAGGCTGGTGGGGCAATCCCCCACCAGCCCAGCCCCAAGGGGAACGGCGCAAAGCAGAATAAATCCAATAATCAAGGAACACCATATTTTGGGGCAGGGGCAAAAATCAATTTCACCGGCCCCGGGCTTGTGAAAGTGCGAACAAGCACAAGCCAAATGTAATACTTCTGTAATACGAATAAGGTTGTAATCTGTCTAACAGTACGGCATAATGTATGTATGACCACCACACAAGGTACCAGCCCGTATGCTGGAAGCGCAATAGAGAGATTAGAGAGAATAGACCGATACGAACAGTTCAGCGAATACTGCTGTGAGTTCTATCTATTCAGCAGTGAAGAAACCTCGCTGTATCCGTTTGCCACATACGACGAAATCTGTGATGCGGCAATGGCTCATCTGACTGACCCGTCCCCGCTATTCCCGTTTGACGGTGATAGCGCAGACCGTGAAGCAGTCCGTGACCGCATTCTGGCAGTCCGAAAAATCCTGGGCTCTGGCGAAACAGACTTTGACAAGGCTGTGGCAATGGGAAAAAACGGTATCCCGTCACAATGGCAGACCTACCAACAGACACTAGAAAAAATCCTAAAATAAGGTTGTCATTCTGCCCCACATCTGGTATTCTGTAGATGTGGGGCAGAAGCACCACCAACACAAGAAAGGTAAGAAAATGGCAAATGTTCCAGTCCCGTTTCAGGGAACTAAAGAAGAGGCTGAGGCTAACTACCTCACGCATTCGTGGTGGTCGTTTGACGGCACGCCCGTTTGCGGAGAATGTGACGCAAAGGCTTGGCACCAAGCCGCCAAGTACCCTTGCGGCACCGAGCCGGAGCGTCTCAATGTCGCAGACCTATCAGAGTGGGCATCCTTGATAAAGGGTGAAATCACGCTGGCAGAGTTGCGAGAGCGTGAAAAGTGTGATACACTGAAAGCATAGGTCGAGTGCGGCTGGTGGGGTTCCTTACCTCCTTCCCCCACCAGCCCAAGACCTCCCTCCGGCAAAGCCGGCAGGGGCAATAAAGGAATAAAAGAAGGTTGCAATACCGCAAAACATCTGTTATACTAACATCATGGAGGAAAACACAATGACCAAGAAAATCAGGCAATACCGATACGAACCCGTCGGGATGGACATCTTTGATGCCCGCCCACACCAGCCAAAGCGTGGAACCCTCGTGGTGAAGTGCTCAGGTGGCCTTGGCGCACCGCCAAACGGCACAATGGGACACTCGTTCGTGAAGGATGCAGTCACAGGCCACTTCTACGGCCTCGTGCTGAATAACTCACTGAAGCCCGCTGGTCTCGTCCCTACCGAAAGGTAGGGCGAGCACCGCCCGGAGGCAAAACCTTGCCGCCGAGGTTGTGAGACAGCAGAATAGGTGATACAATATTAGTAGTGGGGCAACCGCCCCACACAAACAAAGGAAAGGTAAACACAATGCCATTGACATGGGATATCGGAAATACAAAGGCTTACGCCAAGAACCCCGAGGGAGTCTGGGTCAAAGACGAGTACGGTCATGACAACGTACGCGGCGACATTCAGACGTTCATCTTCTGGGGTGGCGTAGTCGGATACGGGCGCATCACCGAAGCCAACGCGGCTGACTACTACGGTCGGTCTAAGGCTGTTGAGGCGATGAGCCAAAGCCCGATGATGTACGAGTGGAGAGAAGATGGCGAACGCCACAACCTCTACATCACGCCAGCGATGGTAGATGAGATGGTCGGACTCAGCACCAACCACAGCACCTACAGCATCACTGAGTGGGCAAACAACGCCGTGAAGTACGGCAATAACCAAGCCGAGATTCCCCTCAAGGTAATCAAGGCAATCGTGACAACCGAAGCCTGGAACTACGAGCAGTGGGTCAAGGCTCAGAAAGAACTAATCAACGCCTAACGGGTCAGGCTGGTGGGGACGAGAAGTGCCCCACCAGCCGCCGCCCGGAGGCCAAGGAGAAACATGAACTACATCATCAAACTCAACACAGCCGCGGGAGATATCTACCTCGGCCCGTACCTCAGCCTCTACTCAGCCCGCGAAGTCGCGCAAGGCAGGGGCCAAATCATTGAGGTCATCAAACCCGCAGACCTAGACGCGGCACAGATTCAGGAAATGACCCAGAAAGAGTTGCTAAAACTCCTAGAGTGTGATACACTGTAATTACCCAACAGGAAAGGAAACACAATGAATAAAACAACGTGGTGGGAGCATCTCCCAGAAGACGTTCAAGAGGGTCAAGCACCGCTTACAGAAGAAGACTTCTGGCAAGCAGTAGCCGACGCTCATGGATTGGACTACTCAGAAATCGCCGACGGCGACGTCTCTGAGTGGCTCTAAGAGCAAAATGATGTGGGGTGGGCGACCAGGCCGGGCGCTCACCCCCTTCGCTCAGCCCCAAGGGAAACGCCACAGCACTAAATAAATCCGATTATCAGGAAACACCATATTTTGGGCTACCGGGAGCCGACCTTCGGTCGGAGGCTTGTGAAAATTCGCACTATCACTTGTTAGGTGAGCCTAACAGCCGATTATGACAATTGTGTGACAAATGGCGTAAATGCGCAATTATGGTACACCCATGCTGTACAATTAGAGTGTAAGGCAAAACAACACAAAGGAGAAACCAATGATTACCGAATTCAGTGAACTAGGCGAAGAAGAGCAAGAGCGATTCGTAGAGAGAGCCATAGAGCACCTCGCAGGAAACGGATTCATTCCGTGGATTGACGACGACTACATGAGCACTCGCTACGCCGACAGAATCCTAGACAAAGCAGAAGAACTCTGGCAGGAAGAATTCGGACGCTAAAAAATCTGGTGGGGCAGGTTGGAAATCTGCCCCACCAACGGTATAGTAGAAGTGTAAGGCAATAACAAAACAACAAAGGAGAAACAAAATGAAAATAGAAGTAACCCAACTCAACTCAACGGCAGTGAGGAAACTCACTTATACGGTGAGCGAGATTGACCTCGCCCAACATGGCGAGTCGGACAATTACGAACTCGCCTACGGTGAATTGGTAATTGAGTACACAAACGGTAGCGAGTATGTCTACTACGATGTCATGCTTGGCACTCTCACTGACCTACTCAATGCTAAGAGCATCGGGCGAGCAGTGAATGAAGACATAAAGCCCGTACACCGTTACGACAAACTCGCAACGGCAAACGCCTAGTAGCAAAGGGGTGTTACACAGTAAAAAATAACTGTGTAACACCCCCACGCTAAAATAGGGTGTGGGAGAAAATTGCCCGCGGGCGGAGGCCGCGGCGGGCAAAAGAAACATTTCACAATGTCTATTCTGAGTAGACAAAGTGTCTAACAGATGCTATACTTAGAGTGTAAGGCAAAACCAAAACAACAAGGAGAAAAAACAATGATTACCGAACAGCCGATTACCCAAGAGTATGTTGATGAGTTACGCAAAGCACTAAAACAAGCAGAAGAAAGCCGAACCTATTGGTTCGAGGCTTATCAGTTTCGGAACACCAACAACGGAAACAGACTCCGCCAAGTAGGTGAGGTTCTGAAAGAGATTATCGATAGTCCCTCAACGCTTGAAGCGTTGCGTGAACACCTAGAAGATAATCTGCCGTACTTCGGTAAAAACGCTACTGAAAACTACGGTACAGCAGATGAGTTTGATGCTTGGGACATAGCGGTAGCAGTAGCGAGTTTCGCAAAATAAAAAATGGGGGTGTAGCGCGGGAAACCGTGTTACACCCCCACTGTAAAATAAAAGTAGATTGAGGGAAGAGAACGACCCCCGGGCGAAGAGGGGCGCGCGGGCGAACATACGTTCGGGCGGAGGCCGCGGCGGGCTCTCCTCTCCCCCGTCTATTATCATTGTATCACACAATGAGCGAAAAGTCAACCTGAGCCGGCAAAAAGATTCTTCGGGAATCTGCCCGATAAGGTTGTCAAGTGTCTAACAATCTGGTATAGTGTAGTTAGTAGGGAAACCGAAGTACCTACAAGAGAGAGAGGTAATGAAGTGAGTTATTACAGACTGCCGAGAGGCGCAAAACGAACGGGCGAGTGGATTGAGGTATCCAGTGAGTTATTCCCTACGGGGTGGGCTTACGACGAGATTACCAAAGTCACCTACGAAGCCGAAGTGACATACGACGACAGCATAAAGGCAAACGCCGTTATGGTTGAGTTGTACCACAAAGGCAAGCGTATCTATCGTCAAGCGTTCTACGGAGAGACAGCCGATAGCGACGCATGGCGAGAGAGTAGCGATGCCCTGAACAAGGCTTCGCTCGCCGTAGCCCGATAAGAACGAGTGAGGGTGGCAGGGTTCTACCTCCTTGCCTTGCCACCCCAAACTCGCCCAGCGAAGGCCGCTGGGGCAGAATCTAAAAAAGGTGGCGCAAAGAGTTGCGAAACTCTCGCAAGTGTGATACACTAATAGTAGTAGGGCAACCGCCTTACACAACAAGGAAGGAAACAGAAATGATAAGCACACACCTATTCGTCCACCTCACCGCGGACGATGTCACGGCAGAAATGACCAACGGAATGTTGAGCATTGAACTCCGAGACGGAGAGAACGGAACGGTGTTCCTGAACCTGACTGGTGACATCGTAGATGTCGCTCGCAAGTTGGGAAACCCAACCGTGAAGGCAAAGAAAGAAAACGCCAACGCCTAAGAGCGCAAGGGCTGAGGGGGACGAGAAGTGCCCTCTCAGCCCGAAGTTCGCGCAGGGGCAAAATCTTGCGGAACGAGTTGCGAAACCACTAAAAGTGTGATACACTGGTCTTATGGAGGTGAAGATGAAAAACCAAAAGAGCAAGCGGAGGGGCTGGAACCCCGCGGATAAGCAGGCGTTCGCAGACGGACTGCGCACCCGTGCGGTAACTATCCACCACAAGCGCAAGCCGGCACCCGACCGCCGAGAGTGGGACTGACCCACCCAGGGCAAAAAGTGCGCAGGGGCAAAGAATGAAAATAATTTGCGTTTCAGGTTGACGAAGAGAAGTAGTTGTGATACACTAGAAGTAGTGGGGCAACCGCCTCACCCAACACAAAGGAGAAAAGCAATGGACACAATGACCGAGAGTGAAATAGCACAGAAGAGGGCGCAGGAAGTCAAGTTTATTCTGCGTCGACTAATTGACCAAGTAGAGGCAGCCGAAGCAGAGGCAGCCGACACACCCCACGACGAAGAGAAGAGCATCCTCATTCAGGGCGCACTGAGGGTCGTACAGCGACGTTGTAGCAACCTCGCCTACGACATCGTGTACGCATACGGAACCTTGCTCAACACGCAAGAGGCGAAGTAGTCCCGAAAGGGGGAGGGTGAGAGCCCTCCCCCGAAGGGGCGGCCAGAGGCCACCACGGGCGACCTAGGGCGAAGAGGGGCGCACGGGCTGCGTCTTACCGGAGAGGGGCGCGAGTCGTCTCCTCCCCCCACTAATAATAGTATAACACAACGGCAGACAAAAAGCAACCTCAAAAAGAAAAATAAGTTTCTGTCGGATAAGGTTGACAAATGTCTAACAGTACCCTATACTGAAGGTGTAAGGCAAAACCAAAACAAGGAGAACAACACAATGAAAATACAGGAACTAGCAACAGTGCCATTGCGAAACGGCAAGACCGTCAAGGCTTCTTCATGGAGAGCCGTTGAGGTTGAAGGCGTCCGCCAAATCTGGCACTATTCAACGCTCATGGCAGAAATCGCCAACGGAACACTTACGCAAGTAAGCAACGGTTGGGGCTCAATGAGCGACAAGCAAGGAATGGGCAAAATCCGCAAGGGTTGCCGTCTGGCAGGAATCACGGAAAAATAAAAAACATGGCTCGGGTTGACAAACAGCCCGAGCCATGTTATACTAAAAACAGAAGGAGAAAACAATGACACCGAGAGAACAAAACAAAATCACCCGAGAGGACCACGAGCGAGTAGAGATTTACGATTGGTCGCTAGACCTTGACCTAAATCCCGACTTCAGAAGGTGGACTGAGGACATCCTCCGAACTCTGGGCGAGTGGGACTAAACCAAAAGGCAGAGGGGCTACCCGCCGCGAGCGGGAGCCCAACTGCCCCGAAGGAACGCTCCGCACGAAAATAAATCCAATAATCAAGGAACACCATATTTTGGGCAGGCCGGAGGCAAGAAGCGAACAGGTGTTCGCCCCGGGCACGGGCGCGGACACGGGCTTGTGAAAGTGCGCACAATCGCAAAGTTTCCTACCCCAAGGACGGCGACCACTCTCCGTGACTACCGACCACTCTCAGTGAAGTATGACAATTGTGTGACAAATGGTCGCAGAAGTTGCAAAGTGTCTAACAATAGTGTACCCTTGTATTAGTGGCGAAAACGAAGTACCCACGAAGGAAGGTTACCGAAGTGATTACATTCCACCCAACGCCAGCCAATCCAACGGCTTGGCTCCGTGACAACGCCCGTAAGGGTGCCATGCGTTACACCCGCAACGGCGTGACGCTGTTCGTGCTCGGCACAAAGGTTACCTATGGTGACCCCGATAAGGGTACGCAACAGCACCCACTGTTCGCCCCGCAAGGCTCGCTCGGCAAGCGTTACGCCGACACCAGCGCCAAGCCCCAACTGGACTAATCGGGCAGGGCTTGGCGGGCAACCCCCGCCAAGCCCAACCCCGATAGAGCGGCGGAGGCAGAAATCCGCCAGCATACGCAATCGGCGAGCGCTGTCTAACAGCCAACCAGACGCAATAGGAAGCCCCCAGAGCGGCGCTGAAAAGTTTCCGTGACTAAGGGCAAGGTTTCATTCTGGCGTCGCACTACGACACGGCGGGCGGCGCTCGGTGAAGTTGCGAAATCGCTAGAAGTGTGATACACTAAGAGTGTGGGGAACAAGCCCCACCAACACAATGAAGGAGCAAGACAATGGTACGCACTGAAGCCGAGTTCTGGGCAGAAGTTGAGCGAATAATCAGCCTGATGGATGCAGGGCTGATGACTCACATCGACCACGAGTGCAACCCGCCGTTCGGACAGTCGTTCTGCGAAATCTGCGCCGCAGACCAGATACGCCACGCCGAATAGCGCACACGGCTCAGCACCCCACGCTGGTACTACCCCGACGGGGCAGCGTGGGGTGCGTTAGCCGCGCCCGAGAGCCCCAAGAGCGGCGCGCGGGAAAAGCCTTGACTAAGGGCAAGGTTTCCTAAACGCTCGCCACCAGGGCAGTCTAAACGCTTGTATTACACACGGACGACCACGACCAGATGACCCACCAGACGCGCCCGAGAGCCCCCAGAGCGTTCGTTTCTCAAAGCCGTGACTAAGGGCTTAGTTTCATTCTCGCAATGCCCGAGGAGCCCCTAAAAAAATCTTCGCTAGGAGTTGCGAAGCGTTGCCAAGTGTGATACACTGGTCTTATCGGGTCAGGCTGCTCAAGACGAGCCCCCTGAGCCAGAGAGTTAGGTAAGGCTCACCCCCTAGGCAACAATCCCTAGAGAGCGCAAGGTGAGATAGCCGGCTCGCATGGGGTGAAAGCCCCCTGACAAGATTCTTCGGAAATCTGCTCGCAGAGGTTGTTTCTGTCTAACAAGTGTGGTATCCTGTTCTTAGTGGGGCAACCGCTCCACCTAACACAATAGGAGAACACAATGACCGAAGAACAGTTCTGGCAGCAAGTAGCCGAGGCAATCCGAGAAGCACTCAAAGAGTGCGACGAGGACTAGAAGCCCGAAAGGGGGAGGG